TCAACAAACTTCATCTTTTCAGTAATGGTAAGACCTTCTGCTATACCACTTAAGACGTATTTTTGAAATTCAACTTTACACATATTATATCCTTTACTTTACCCACACGTGATAAAAACGTTTTGGGAGATTTTCACAACTGTAATTATCACCCTCTTCATAATTGAGAACTTTAACACACTCGTTTGTAGAGTGTGAGAACCATACATCAGGCAATGATGCGCTCACCAAGACAGCGTAGGTGAACCCACTAGCCATAATGCCAGCCGCTAAAATTGCACCAAGAGTACTATAAAAATTCATATCGAAACTCCTTAAAGATACGCAGGGCCAGTCCACTGAACCCAAGACAAGTCGGTAAAGATGTTGCCACGTGCTTTGTTACGAGCAGGAGCATTCCAACCAGCGGCTTTCAAAATGTCGCCAGCTTTGAACATCTTATCATCGGCTTTCATAATGAAGCCCCAAACAGAACGGTTAGAGATAACTTTGATGTACTTACGACCTTCTTCGAAAGTCAGATTTTCGTTGAATTCGTTGATCATATTGACATTGATCTCACTCAACTCTTTAGTATAGTTACGTGAAGTCCATCTGTAATAGTCTTCTTTGATTGTTTTCATCAGGGTTGTCATCGCATCATTCATCATATTATCACTCTCTTTCATCAATTTATACATACATATTAACACTGATTCGTGGGATTGTCAAGGCTTTTTTTAATTTATTTTGGTCATTTCGTAATATTTTAACCCAGAATCCCACAGATCGTTTGCACATTCGTCAGTCTCAAAGCCATATTCACTAGCAAAATCTACAGAAGACGAAGCAAATACACTCTTAGCAAGCCCGTATTCTTGGATGAAATAGCAAATAGACTTTGCAGTACTCGCTTCAGCAACCATATGGTCACCGTCGAACATCTGAATCATGGCGTTGTCTGCTGAAATAAAATCGATCATATTTTTCACTTTCTCTTGATTACATACATAATGTAACACTGATTCGGATCAGTGTCAAGGGCTTTTATAGGTAAACATGGAGGTTTTCGTAAACTCCATTACCACCATCATACAGCGTTGACGCATCAATCAAATGCATCTCACCATCTGCCTCAACAGTGACCTCAAGGTCAGTGCCGTACTTAGCACGTACACTTGTGATAGTACCTAAGAAAGGTGTACCCCAATAATTACCAGTAACTTCTTTACCAGCGGCAGACCATACTGCTTCCATGAATAATTTCTTAACAGGGTGAAGAAAACTTTTCATCTTACTCTCCTATAATGTTGTAGTCATAGTCTTGAAACACTGAACCGCAAGCTTATCTTCTAAGCGATAAGCCTCTTTCTCCCAAGGGGCATCAAGGTACGATACATCGTTATATGCTTTCTTCTTCCACATAGTGTTGCCGTTTACATTGCGTAACTCACGGCGTGCATACTGCTTCAAGTGTATCATTTCGTGGCAGATAGTGCTGATCAGATCGTAGAGACCCAAGCCCTTACGTAGTGTGATAGTGAACTCACGACCACGCTCATCTTCTTCCATGCAATACCCATAGGCATCACCCAGCTTTTTGAACTCAACAGTGATGTCGAGAGTTCTATGACGGGGTAGCATCTGCTTAAGACACCAGTTGACACACTCAAGAGCGATCTCTCGCTCTGCTTTCTTACCACCTAAAACGTCAATACAATTCATCAGCAACAGCCTTTATCTCAATTTATGTACATATTATACCATATCTGAGAGAATTGTCAAGGGTTTATACCAAAATAAACCAAAAAAGATTTCGTTTTAAATCAATGACTTACGTGTCTGCTAGTCTTTTTACGTGATTTCTGTGTATTTTACAGTTGATTATACCGTTATAATACTCGCTAGAGAGCAAGACATCCCTGTCAAACTGCTCCTTCGCTTCGAGATAAGACATCTCACCCTTTGACATACATAGGTGCAATATCTCTCTATGAAAGTTAGAAGCGCCCAGTGTTTCCACGAGCGCCTTTACCTCGTCTGAGGACCCGTAATAATCCATCCAATCACTCTCTTTAATGACTGTACGTTTACGGGTTTTACCTTTTAGTGGGGGAAGTTTTCGTTTAGACTTAAACAACTTCTTTCCAACATACTTCTTGCTACTACTCAATTCACTTATAACATATACAAAACCAACACAGTCTTCTATCATTTCACTAGTGAACTCAACGTTCTCATAATACCACATCTAATATTCCTTACATTAAAGGGACCAATGCAAGTATATAGATAATTCCAAAAGCCGTCATTAGAGCGCATTCAGCGCAGATTTCAATATCAAAGTTTACATACTTTTTAAGCTTCTTCATCAGTGTTTAATCCCAGTCCTCTTCGTAGGGTGCGTCCTCTTCAAAATCAGGTAGTTGTTCACCACATGATGGGCAGTACACTAACTCATCGTCTTCATTCTCAAATTCGATATGGAATTCAGTCTCACAGTACGGGCACTTTGCATCAAATTTATTGATCATGTTTTATTACCTTTAGTCCGCAATTATGAAGAAATTTTATCCCGTCTTCATTTCGGTATTCATTTTTGTAGTATACGTTGTGTATACCGCTAGTATATATAAGTTTCGCACACTCGACACATGGAGCATGAGTAATATATATTGAGGCGTGATCACCGCTCTCATTTGATCTAGCGAGTTTAGCAATAGCGTTTGCTTCTGCGTGTATTACTTCAGGTCTAGTTCTTGTTTCATAACCACCGTCTTCATACTGATACTCATCTTCGCATCTATTATCCCATCCACTAGGCATACCATTATATCCAATAGATATGATGCGATTATCTTTAACAACAATCGCACCTACTTGTAATCTCTTAGCTGTAGACAGAGAAGCGAACCTCTCTGCCGTATCCATGTAAGCATCATCCCACTTGTTCATATAGTTCTTTGTAACCTCCAATAGCAGTGCCATCGATTTTTACTTGCGGGAACGTTCTTGCGTTTGGAAACATCTCAATCAACTCATCACGTGTAAAGGCTTCGCCCAATTTATGATAAACATATTCTAAACCTTTAGTCTCACAAACTTGCTTTGCTCTATCACAAAAAGCGCAATTGTCTTTACCGTAAATTTCTATCACAGAGAGAACCCCTTAAATGTTTCTTTATCGACATCTTGCTTAGTACCACCACTCACATAGCTTGTGATTTCTGTCTCTTGTGGGGCTACTTGTACTTCTGCGCCACTAATCCATTTCTGTGTCCAAGGCAATGGGTTGCTCTTTACACTGTATGGTGATTTCAGATTAACATTGTTCATTCTGCGTGAACAGATAAACTCAATATAGTTTGACAATAGTTCTGTATTCAAACCAATCATAGAACCATCTTTGAACAGATATTGCGCCCACTGCTTTTCTTGATCTACAGCGTCTACAAACATTTGAATGCATTCAGCTTCAGTCTCTTCTGCGATAGTGATAAAGTCTGGGTCATCTTTCTTCAAAGTCTTTAGTAACATTTGAGTAGAAGCAAGGTGAAGGTTCTCATCACGTGCAATCAACTTAATGATCTTTGCGTTACCTTCCATCTTCTTCAATTCAGCGAATGCCCATGAACAAGCAAAAGATACGTAAAAGCGTACACCTTCAAGAATGTTTACGCTCATCAAAGTCAACCACAATAGCTTCTTCAACTCGTACAAATCGACAACAACTTTCTTGCCGTTGACTGTATGTGTGCCTACACCTAGTAAGTTATAGTATGCGCTAGTCTCAATCAAGTCATCATAGTACTTAGAGATGTCACCCGCACAATCCATGATCTCTGGAATATCCATCAACTCATCAAAGATTTTACTAGGGTTACTGTATACATTACGTATGATATGCGTGTAGGAGCGACTGTGGATCGTCTCAGAGAACGTCCAGGTCTGAATCCAGTTCTCTATCTCAGGTAAACTTACAATAGGGCTAAACGCTTCGACAGGCGCACGACCTTGTACACTGTCAAGTAAAATTTGACGTTTCAAGTTAGACGTAAAGATGTGTCTCTCATGCTCAGTCAAGCCTTTAAAGTCTTTTGCATCTTGATAGATATCGACCTCTTCTGGTCGCCAAAAGAACCCTAACTGTTTATCAGTAAGCTTATCGAAATTCTTATACTTCAACGTGTCATAGCGTTGAATTGTTGGACCACCAGTTGGGTCCAAGAATGCAGTTACCTTAGTATGATCTGCTTTGTTTGTGACATCAAATACGCTCATTCGTTTCCTCTTTTTTCTATGTTTAGCGACTCGTCCAAGATAACACATCCTGAACGAGTTGTCAAGTCTTTTAATTAGATTACACAGGATTCGCAATCATCATCATCAACTACTGTTTGCTCTAATGGTTCACCCATCATCTTACTTACGTCAACTTCACCTTGACCATCGTATGTGTTGAAGTAGTACAATTGCTTTCCACCATACTTGTAAAACATTAATAGATGCTGTAGCATTGTACTCATTGGTATCTTCTCATCTTCTGAGAATGTTGGGTTGTAACTAGTATTGATACTGATACCTTGATCAATGTACTTCTGTAGTACAGCCATGATCTTTAGATAACCTTCTGGCGACTTCTGATCCCACAGTAAGTCGTACTTGTTCTTTAGTCTCTTGTACTCAGGAACAACTTGCTTCAGTACACCATGCTTTGACTGCTTGACACTAATCAAAGATCGTGGTGGCTCAATACCATTTGTAGCGTTAGCAACTTGTGCTGAAGTCTCTGCTGGCATTAGTGCCATCAAGGTAGAGTTACGTATACCTGTTGCTTTCAGTTGCTTACGTAGACCTTTCCAATCTTGACGTTCTTTGTGCTTGACTAGCTCATCAACGTCTTTCTTGTAAGTCATGTTTGGTGTAATACCGTGACCATATTTAGTCTCAAGATTACCGCTTGGTGCGCCTTGCTCTACTGCTAAGTCTGCGCTTGCTTTGATCAAATAGTAAGACCATGCTTCTGCGTACTCATCAATCAACTCTAATCCTTCAGATGTGATGTCTTGATATGTCAGATCATTCTTTGCAAGCCAATATGCGAAGTTAATGATACCAACACCTAATGGTCTACGCTTGTCAGTTGATAGTTTAGCCGCTAGAATAGGATAGTTCTGATACGATAGTAATGCGTCTAACCCTCGTATTGCAAGGCGACACACACGCTCAAAATCGCCCGTAGACTTGATGTTGCCCCAATTAATAGCAGATAGTGTGCATAGGCTGATCTCACCATCGGGATCATTAATATCATTCAAAGGCTTTGTTGGTAGATCAATTTCTGCACACAAATTCGATTGACGAATAGGAGCAACGTCTGGCAAGAATGAACCATGATCATTTGCATTGTCTACGTTCTGTAGATAGATGCGACCTGTGTTCTTACGCTCTTCCATGAATGAGCCAAACAATTCAATCGCTTTGATAGATTTCTTACGTAGTCTAGTGTTACGCTCTGCACGTTCATACAGTTCTTTGAATTTGTCTTGATCTGCAAAGAATGCTTCATACAACCCAGGCACATCGTTAGGCGAGAACAGAGTGATATCACCACCGCTGATTAGTCTCTCATACATTAGTTTATTGAACTGTACACCATAGTCCATATGACGTACACGGTTCTCTTCAGTACCTTTGTTGTTCTTTAGTACTAGCATGTCTTCTACTTCAAGATGCCAAACTGGATAATAGATAGTCGCCGCACCACCACGTACACCGCCTTGTGAACAAGACTTAGTAGCAGATTGAAAGTGCTTATAGAAAGGAATGATACCTGTGTGAAATGCGTCACCCCTACGAATAGGTGAACCAATCGCACGAATGTTACCACCACCAATACCGATGCCTGCTTTCTGACTTACGTACTTAACAATACTTGATGCAGTAGCATTAATACTATCAAGACTGTCATCAGTCTCAATAAGGACGCACGAACTGAACTGTCGCTGAGGTGTGCGAACGCCAGCCATAACAGGAGTAGGCAAGCTAATATCGTGTAGAGAAACAGCATCATAATAATCTTTTACCCATGATAGTCTAGTGTCTTTTGGATAGTTCTGGAACAGAGTTGCGGCAATAAGCACATAACACATCTGAGGAGTTTCGAAGATTTCACCCGTCACACGATTTTGACAGAGGTACTTACCACGTAACTGTTCCATTGCAACATAGGTGAGTGCTTCATCACGATCATGCTTTACGAATGAATCAATCTTAGCCCACTCTTCGTCAGAGTATTGCTCAAGTAATTCAGCATCATAAAACCCACTCGCAATGTTACGCTCTACAAGTTCTTTAACAGAAAAGGGGGTATAGTCATTATAGACTTCTTTGCGCAATGCATAGTTGATCAATCGTCCACCAACAAACTGATAGTTTGGATTCTCATCATCAATCAAATCAGCAGACGCTTTAATAAGAGTTTCTTGTATCTCTTTACTTGTCATACCATTATAGAATTGAATCTGACTTTTAATCTCAACTTCACTAGGGCTTACGCCCGTAATATTATCACACGCATGAAAAACAACCTTGTGTAGTTTCTCAATGTCTAGCGGTTCCTTTGACCCATCTCTTTTTGTTACTTGTATCATCTTCGTTCCTATATCTATCAGTTAATGAATTGCTCACTCATTGGAAATATTGTATTGATTGCTTTACCAATTTCACGTGCTAATTCAATATGTTCTTTTTGCGTTCCATGCCCAGAGCGTAGTTCTATGTAGTGAATCCAGGAACGTATAGTTCCGTTCACATATAAGCGAGATACAGTGTTACCTTCTGGCAGTACTGCACGTGCTTGTTCTTTTGCGATGCCGTTGTCAATCGCCCAATCGTATGCTTCTTTAGCTCTAGCGATTACGGAGTTTTGATGCGCAACCCAAGCGGATTGAAGCACCTTGTCTTCAGTGTCAACAGAGTTTTGACGGTTCTTTGTATCTTGTAAACGTGCGTCACGTACAACAAAAGAGTTTTCCATATCTTGCGGATTTGCGTACCGCTGTGAAAACTCTTGAAAAGAGAACGATCTATGCCGCAGAAACTGCCTAGCAATATCACGTGTAGTCTCTACTTCCATTGTTACAGAAGCCATTTCAAAGGGTGACCAATGCTTCTCACGAATCAAGTAACCTAGTAACTTCTCGCTTGTTGCAGTGTTCATTTGGTTTGCGGGGTTTGATACTCGGGCGGCATATGCAATAAGGTCTTGCACATCATTAATACCGATAATATCTATTGGCTTAGTATAGCCGATCATTCTTACATTCATAAACATTTTCTCCAATAACTCATTTGTAATTTGCCCTCAAGACCAGAATAAGAATTCATGTCGATAATCATCTGAATATCAACTGCTTTAGTATCTGATAATATCATATCATTGATGTCTTTGTCAACCAAATTCGTAGGCCAGATGCAAACTTTATAGCCTTTATCTAGCACTCTTTCCATTCGCTCAACTATCTGAGCATTTCTTGGCTCGTTGTCAAAAACAAATATTGCATTATCTAAATTTTCAAGCCCAGAAGCATTAGCATCAGCGCCTGCCATGGCGACTGCATTGTCAAGAAATAGACTGTCTATTGGACCTTCTACTACATAGTACTTCTTGTTAAAGTCTACAGCATCAAGACCAAAGACTTTGGGCATAGTATCATCAAGCATAATCGTAATGTAACGTATGCTCTCAGCATCGAAGGCTCTGCCTTGGTAACCAAAGACATTGCCCTTTCTATCTATAAAGGGTAGCACCAATCGAGGCTTGACATATTTCTCGGGCAGTTTGCCTGGTATTAGAGAATTAGTCCATTCTTCAAAACGAGGTGCGTAGTATAATTTATATTGTTTGGATGCTGGGATCCTTCTTTTATCGACATAATTTTTAACTGGATGGGAATAATTTAGGCTAGATACTTTTTTAATTTTGAGTAGAGGGCTACCCTTCTTAGTAAACTTTGGTCTACTTTGAGTAAGAGTATCAAGCGGTTTGATCTTAGCTACTTCTCTTGTCTTGTAGCCTTTCTCTAGTGCAATATCTACTACATACTCATTGTATAGATTACTATCGACTTGCTTAAGAAAGTTACGTAGAGACAGAGATACACCACAGTTATGACAATAGTACAAGGCAGAGTTATCCTTCTCAAGAATCCACCCTCTTGCTTTACTTTTACTTTTTTGGGAGTCACCACAGATAGGGCATCTACAATTAGCCCTGTAAGGTGAGTTATCTTTTACTGCGAAACGTTCTAGTCTAGTAGACAGGATGCCTGAATACTTTAAATCCACAAGATTCATTATGTAATACTCCATAGTGTATTGAAACTGTTAATATCATTATACACATAACAGCACTAGTTGTCAAGACTCAACCTGAGAAAATTTTAATTATTCCGCCCATTTGTAAGATTGTAGCAATGATGAAACCGATAGCCCATGAGCCACCCATTACCCACCACTTCCAACGCTCAAGTATTGTAACACGTTTCTTAACTTCTTTCAACTCATCTGTCACTTCATTGCCCATTTTATCAAGCTTATTCATCACTTCACTGTGATTGCGGCGATGATGTTCTGCGCTTTCGTCTTTGGACTCAGTGATACGTCTGTGTAGAAGCTCAGTCTCTTTCTCTGCTAGACGCTTACGCTCTTCTACGTCATCTTGTAGAACAGAAAGGTTCTGCTCATGTACTGCTAGGATCTGTGATATGCCGCCCGTTGCATCAGCAATTTTATCGATAGCAGTATCCAAGCGCCCAAGCAATCCTTGTATATTCGCAACATCTGATTGTAATATTGCAACGTCTGTTTTCATACTATGAAATTCTTTTTCTGACATGATATCCCTCAGGTAACGTTAATGACATCACGCAACCTTTTCATGGGGGTCTTGCGCTTTGACTTATATTTTTTCATTTGCGCTTTTGTTAGTCCGGGTTCACCATCGTCCCCAACACCAATTCCTGCAACCGATCCAGAACCTGCAGAATTGACAGGTGCCGCACTCATAACTTCTTCGAACAATGCATCTAAATCTTGATTTTGACTTTCGTTAACAAACTCAAGATAAGGCATAAAACTTTCGACAATTTGATCTTCGTTCAACGATTCCAGATTACTTTCTTTGTTCTCCTTGATCAACCAAAGAGCGGCGGCGTATGTAGCAAGGCGAGATGACCCACCTGGTACTTTAGCTAACAGCTTCTTCAGTTTAGAAATCATCACATCGAATTTACCCCAAGCGTCACGCTCTTTGACAGTGCGAAGTTCTTTACGTTTCTTTAGAATGTTTCCGTCTTTATCAATAATACCTAACTCATAAGCATCCCACTTCTCGAATGGAGTAGCAAGTCGCTTGATAAATTGGTATACTAAAAATAAGTCAACAATCATTAGATTTTCCTAAGTTCTTCTATTATTACACTGTCCAGAGGTATGTCTGAACTAATGATTTTCTTTTCGCCGTATTCTATGACATCAGGCATATAGCCTAGCATAAAAGTAAACGGTGTCATATAACTATGATATTCTTCTAACTTCATAAAGAGCATCGGCGTAGCAGACGCTCCAAAGCAGTTGTAGATAACGATCAGATGATTTAGTATCAGTCTCTCCTTCAACTCACCAGTCTCTTCGTATCGTTTGAAGAGCCTCTTGAGGTATTGAAACCTTTTTAAATCATCATAGAATTCATCTACGCTTGCGGCTTTTTTCATGTCATAATGCTTTGCCGCATAAACCGTAAATGTATCTTCGTTTAATATCATAATATGTTCACCGTAATATATTGTAATTAGTTTGAGTGAGGAGCCGAAACCCCTCACTCGGTACACTGTTATTTAGTGTTTAGCTATCAGCTACTACTGCGTCTTCATCAGCAGTAACACCAGTAGTACCAGCATCGCCTGCTTGTACAGCAGTTCTAGTCATTGCTACTAAGTTCTCAACACGCTTGCGTCCAGTACCATACTCTTCGTATAGGTTCCAGCCAGTTGTTTTCAAACCCTTTGCTCTGTTAGCAGTAACACCAGCTTCTGTGGTGTCAATGAAATAACATTTTGCATTTTCAGCAGTTGTCAGATATGTCGGAATATCCGCATCAACGTCTGTATCTCCCCATAGTGCCATTTTACTTCTCCTTTTAGATTAATGGTTCTTATAATATATTATGAAATATACATATTCAGTTCGTATCGTCCTTCATCATAATATACTTGCATCTGTAATTTATTTTTTACAGATTTACCACTCTTCATCAGGTCGATTGTGTAAGAGTTGGTTTTGCCTCTACCTGGCTTACGTGGACCCATTGCAACCTTGCGATCCCAATCGTCTTCGTCCACTTCAAACCCACGCTTCTTTGATACATCAATTGCATGTTGTACCGCAGATGAGAAAGTTTTATGGTAGATTGTGTAGTCAGATTTTTTTGCTTCATCTAACTCTTCGTTCCTTTTAGACTTTTGGAATGCAGTGTACTCTTTACGCCTAGCTTTATCTTTGATGATATCTTTAGGTGATAGTTTAGAAGCCGCTTTACCTTGGTCCATGACTTTCTTACCAATCGGAGTAAGATTGCCTTTTTTGTCGTACATCTGATTGATCAGTTTTTTCTCAGCAGATGTCAACTCTTGTAAGCCTAAGCTATTAACATTCTCTTCACCTAACATCTTAGATGCTTGCTTGATACCTACAGTCTGAAATCTTCCACCTTCATCTGTGATGCGAAACGAAAACTTGCCGTTATCAAAGCCAACCATTACGTCATATTTCTTGTTGCCTTTGCCACGCATACCAGTTGCAGAGATAGAGCCTTTAGCTTTACCCTTGTTGATCTTAGGCGGTCGTGGAGCTTCGTTCAATGCTTTGTCTAGTATAGCTTCTTCTTTAAGTTGTGCCTTAAGCTTGTCGATCTTCTTCTGCATAGCAAACTTCTTCATCTTAACTGAAGAGGTATTACCAAAGAACGTCTTCATGTGCTTCTCAGCCTGATCGATCTGCTTTTGAATCTTAACTTTATCTACAGAGGCATTCATTGATCCGTAAGATTCAGTAATCTTCTTCTTAGCGAAAAAGTCTACCATATCCTGTGCAGTATCAAACGCTGTGCCTTCTGGTCGACTGTTCTTTTTGCCCTTCTGCATGTCTTTCCACGAAAGAAAGAATGCATCTGCGCCACGATCAAAGTCACCAGTCGCAATTGTTTTTCCTTTGAACGTGATACTAACAGAACCATTCTTAGTTACTGCTTTGTACTGTCCCTTGCCGCCATGAGCAAGAATTTGAGCGCCCTCTTCAAGGTCTTCGTTCTGTCTTTTTAGAACAGCAGAAACTTGTGGATGATCAGATAGACCTCTCTTAAGCTTATTGATTGCTCTGACTGCACCAGTCATATTGCCACCAGCGTATCTTTTGTCTGATGCAATACCGATTGCCATTTTGATGTCTTTAGGTGAAAACCCTTCATCAAGCCCCTCTAGTTCGGCAGATTCGTCTACAGAGGCATTAAGCTTTTTTGATTCAAGTGCTTTCGAGATAGCTTTTCTACGCTTATGTAGATACTCATCTGAACTATCTTCGTCACCATCGTTATCGATATCTTTGTCTTTACGATCATCAAACTTTTTCTTAACTGCTTTAGGCTGAACTTTATCCATACCTTCGCCATCGTCTGACTTGTCGTTAGAGTTGTCTTCTTGAACTTCTTCATAAGCCTCGCCACAATACTGAGCGTATAGTTCTTCGAACTTCTCTTCTGAGCAACCGTACTTCTCGCTTACCTTCTTATACATTTCTGTCTTTGAGCATGAAGATGCGTGTAGCTTTTTCATTTCGCCTACGCAAGACTTCTCGTCCATGTATGCTTCTGCTACAGCCTTGTCGCCTTTACGTACTGGCGCTTTCTTAGCGGAGCCGTCAGCTTTGACTTCTTCTTCACCAGAAATATCAGCGGGCTTAACATCGCCTTCTGCATGATCAGCAGGGCGTGATGCTTTTTCTTCTACGTGCTGAAGCTTGTTGATAGACTTAGTAATGCTATCTGCCATTCCTTCAGCTAATGGCTTAATCTCTTTCTTGAACATTGTCTTCTCCGAGTTAAATGTTATCTGTTGTATTTATTAGTTATCTACTTTAGCGCCTGCACGCCACTGATAGCATGACCAGTATTTTGCTTTCCACTTAGGACCTGGATTGTCACACCCATGTCTTGCTCTGAAACTTTTTCTTGCACCAGCGTCATCTCTTTTGATCGACATCTTGGGGTCACCGAAACGAACTACAACAACGTTGCCTTGATCGTTCTTAACATATACTTTAAATTTCTTATTAGGGTTTTCTGATGTACGTATCGGGTCATTCAGATTGACTTTCTTCCCTTGATACTCAGCGGCTTCTACAACCATATCTTCATAAATGTTACACTCTTCACAGACTGTATCTATATGTGTTGCCCTATGTCCTTTAAATGAATTCATCATTGTGCGTCCCAAAACGTTTTATCTAATTCACCAACTCCAGCAGGAAGAGTAGTCTTTCTGCATTTGATGTATGTCTGTCTTGCATTACCACCAGGCAAAGTGAATGTTCTAACGCCACCGCTAATAGTACCAGGTGTGTCAGAGTATGTGTCTGAGGCTGTCGCCGCATTATCATATTCCCACTGAGTGTTATTTGGTACTGTTACCCAAGCCATTATTCTTCACCGTCCTTGTTCATCATGTAACGATGAGAAGAGTTTAGATAGTCAGCCGCTTTAGTGATTTTGTTCTGTACCCATTCAGGCAAGTTATCATCATCACCGAACATCTTAATCATATGCTCTGCGTCTGCAAGAATACCTTTTAGTTGAGTCTTAGCCATACGACCTTCTTGATCGTACTCACCAGCGTCTTTTGCTTCATGCATGAAACTCTTTAAACTTCTCATCGTTCTAGTCCTTATCTTATCCGAACATTTTCTTTAATGTAGCGGGACCAACAACACCGTCAGCAGTCAAGCCTTTTGATGCTTGCCATTGCTTGATAGCACGTTTAGTACCACGACCAAAGATACCGTCTGAGCCGATACCTAAAAACTCTTGTACTGCTTTCACTGTGTCGCCAGTAGAACCAACGTTCAGTACAGCAGTCATATCAACACCTGAAGATGCTTTCTTAGCTTTCTTTGGTGCAGGTGCTACTTCACCGCCGAGAATAGCAAGTGCTTTTTCCCAACGTGCAGTTCTATCTTCTAGTCCAATAGTACCACCATTAATCTTCTTGGTCATCTTAACGATATCGCCTGCATCAGCAATCTTGTTTAGTTTCGCTGTGTTCCAGAACCAGCAAGCACTCTCTACAGCACCCTTTTCAGTTGCTACGTACTCTTGTGCTTCTTCGGCTGTCAAGTCTACTGTTTTTCCGAATGCTGTATAGTTATTTCTGCCTGTAAGTTGCTTAAGGCCACGGCCCCTAAATCGCCACCCATCACCATCGTTGGTATTCCCCATAGCACCACGTTTTGTGCGGAATTCATCTTGGTAAACATAGTTTGCAATCTTTTCAGGATTACGTGCATATTCTGCGGCATCTCTTTTACCTTTTCCGAAATAGCGACCGAACACTGCGTTCAGTGCTTTTTCACTGTAGTTTAAGTTCTCTTCAAGTGACTTGAAGTTATTTGATTCGTGGGCGCACTGAGCAATGAAACCAGCAATACGATTAGGCGTATTGATTTCATACTTGGGCATAATCTCTGCAAGAGCATCGAACCATTCATCGCTCTTAGGATTGTTACCGATCATTGCACTTAGCATTTCTTTTGTTAGTGGAAAGGACATTTTATATTCACCTTATGTTTGATTTATATTCTTGTTAAAAGTTTTTGGAAACTGATTAATAGCATCCAACAGTTCTTTAGCTTTGACACTTGCTTGCATGATAGAGATATCTCCACCTACATTCACAGCACCTAGCCATCTGTGATGTCCATCGATAACGAATCCATCACTGCTTACGATAATTGGCTTTGCTTGCGCCAACGTCTTGTACTTAGCAACTGCTTGGGTAATCTTATCTACATTAAAGTTACTTTGTGTTGCTTTCAAATCTTTCGCTTTTACTTTGCGCTTAGTCATACTTATCTTTTTCTTTTTGAGAAAAGATACTAGTTCGTCATAGTCCTTAGACTTGACTTGTGGCATCTTGTCACGTGGAATACCCAGTGTCTTCTTGGAGTCTGGATACTCTACTTTGAACTCTCGTATGTATGACTTGAAACGCATTAGTACTTTACTACCTTATCAGGTGTCTTAAAGTCTTTCTTACGCATGATTGTTTTGTTGACAACTTCAAACTCTTCTTTGTTCTTGTCATAGTTGATAACTACAGGCAAGTTCAAGTCTGCTTGAATGTCTTTCAATACTGCTTCGGAATCACCAAGTTGCTTGATATCTTTTGCTTTGTTCTTAGCAACCTTCTTGAAGAAACGTTGTAGTTCAGGAATAGTGATCTTTGGCTTGTTTCTGTCATCGTTCATACGATCTGCAAAGTGTCTTGTAAACTCTACGTCTACACCAAACTTGTCTAGTAGTCTATCAGCAAACTTCTCAAGGTCACTCAGTTGCTTCTGTGTAACGTCTTCGTTGATAGATGTTGGATCTTGATCACCACGAACAACCATTCTGAAGTGCTTCTTAATCTTGTCAGGTGTTACACGCTCAATACTCTGTACATCATCAGGCTTCTTTAGCTTCTTACGTAGAGTTGCTTTTACATCACCTGCGCTCTTTGCATCGATGAACATGTCAGGTAGACCTTCAACTTCTACTTTAAACTGTGCTTCGAATAGTTCATCAATGGACTCAGAAACACTTTCACCAGGCGTATCTTTTTTATAACGCTTAGTCAGTTTATCTGTACCACGATCTCCAGCACCACCTGCTTCGAAGATATGCTCTTCGCCTAGCATCTTGTGTAGTACTTTACCATCTACATCTTTGTACGTTCTAGCAATCTGTGCGGCATAGTATTCAGAACTATGTCTCATGCCAGTCTTCTTCGCTTTAGCTTCTTTCTGCTTACGAGTAAGAACATCTTTCAATGTCTTTAGTGCATGGTCATACATCTTTTTATTGATTGAAACAGACTTAACTTTGTTAGCCATGAATCCTTCAAACAACACATCGATTTCTTCTTTGATGACTTGACGCTTATATGAGTACGAGCCGTCTTTCTGCTTTTCGATTGCTGGATCATTCTCTTCTTCTTTACGCACTTTAGCGGCTAAGTCTGCGTCTGCTTTGCCCCAAGTACCAGATGATTTAGTGATGAAAGAGTTAACACGTGCAAAGCCCCACTGTTGAGGAGTAGTACCTGGTCTGTGTCCAGTTCTCCATGCGGCGATACCACGATCATATACTTTCTTCAGAATACCTAGAGGCATACCAGACTTCTCTGCTTTCGCTTTTAGTCCCGCATTACCCTTTGCTTCTTCTAGCTCAATGGAGTCAAAGATTTCATCTGCGATATCAGTGATCCACTCTAGTATTTGTTCGTTCTCTTCTTTCTTTAGATCACGGATCTGAGTACGCATCTTACGTGCTTTTACTCTATCCATTTCTCTTTCGTGATCAGATGATTGATCTTCTTTCTCACGCTTATGTTGATCACGTAAACGCTGTTCTGCGTCTTCTGTTATCTTCTTACGAAATGCACGAAAGCGACCATCTGTTTTGATTTTGCCTTCTTTGCTGAACATCTGATGATATCTCTTAGTATGCGTAGAAGGCTTTGTCTTCGCTTCTGCATCGCCTGGAGCGGGCTTGTAAGCCGCATCATTATCATCGTCCATCTTAGCACCCTTCTTAAAGTGTGCATCACGCTTGTCTTTAGTAGACTTTGATAGACCAGCATGATACTTCGCTGGCTGTGTACCTTTTTTATCTTTGATGTCTGCGTCTTGCGCTACTTCAAAAAGGTTCTCAAACTCTTCGTTAATCTTTCTGCCTGCTACACGTGCAATGTCTGCTTTGCGTACTACAGGCAACATCTTCTTAGCGATACGATCAATAGCACCTTTGCGTTTTGCAACACGCTTATCGATCTGCATTTTTTCAGCAGGGTTCAGTGAACTATATGCTCCACCTTTTGCACCAGCAACTTTCTGACGAATAAGAGCGATTGCTTTCTTACGTGCTTTCTTCTGCAACTTAGCTTTAGATGATACTCTCTTAGCCATACGCTTACGTGCCGCAGATAGTTTACTCTTGTATCTACGCATCGTCAACGCACGTTGTCTACGTTGTTGTAGTGATAGAACTGCTTCGTCTAGCTCCATCTCTTCTGCAATCTTCATACCTGCACGTACCATATCGTAAACATCTTTTGCGTTACGACCTAGTTTCTTAGGTAGACCTTTTTTGAATGATTCGAAATCACCTTCGCTTGCTAGTTTACGCATTACAGATGCGGACATAGAATCTGCGGATAGTGACTTTGCTTCTTCGGAATCTGGATCAGCACGACTTCCTGCGCTTACAACTTTGATGCTGTCAAACGAGTAGTCTTTGCCGTTGTATTTGTTGAGTAGAGTTTCAAACTCTTTGATGCGATCAGCACCAACAACTAGAATGACTTTAGTAAACTTCTTCTCTAGTTCACCTAGTGCTTGCATGATAGTCTTAGCTTTTGACTTCTGAATAGCACTACCGAATGCTTTCTTTGCAAGCATTACTTTGTCATTGTATGATAGGGGATTTTTCTTAGGGTCTTGTGAGTGTGTAAGATAGATAACTGGCTCGCCGCTTTCTTTACGAGCAACAGCGTTGATCTTATTCACAAGCTTTTCGTGACCTGAAGTAATAGGGTTCATTCGACCCCAACCTAAGACAACTGTATCGCCTTTAGCTTCTTCTAGCTTTGGGTTGATTTCGATAGAGTTCTTTACTAGAACTTCATCTTCCTTATCAGCCTTAGATTTCTTCTTAGGCTCAGGTTTCTTTTCTACTTTTTTGTCATCTTTTTCAGGCACGTCATCTGCCTTGATGTCTTCATCTTTATCTGCCATGTTTTCCTCTTGGTAGGTTTTCCGTAGACTTACTACAAGTTTATAGACATATTTATAATATCAAATGTCTCACTGAAAGTCAACTGGTTTCGCTTTATTATATGGTAATCTAGTGTCAGTAACACTTGATAGATTGTACACCTTACAGTTAGACCAGCTCTCAGCTTCGCTTACAAGACGCATATAGAGGTCGTTTAGATAGTTTTCATTACCTTTTGCATACTGTTCAACCATTCTGTCTGGGTCAGGAATACCACGCTTCTTAATATCGCTACCAACACCATAGATATGAGTATTACCATCTGCATCAGGTGTGTAGTTCATATCACAACCCAAGAACCCCATCACATCAGGCTTATACTTCCAAAGAGAATAGTAACTAGCACATAGTGTAATCGAATAACCACATTCTTTATGTCCACCAAAGTGTTTTAAGCTATCTGCATACTTCTTGCATTCTTCTTGCGTGTCTTTGATCACTTCTGGTCTTTCGCCATCGAAGTCACCTGCACGAACCCATAGATCCCAATCTTCTGTCACTCGCCAACCATTACTAATCGCTACGATAGTCCAACCGTTTGCTTTGTAGTCGTAGTCATGCACTTCTTTAGCTGACATACCGCTTGCTATTAGTAGAACTTTATTCATTTATTATAGCCCAAATATTCGAAGTCATTTTTATATACATTATACACTCTTTCTTTTTGTCTGTCACTTAATTCAATAACACCCTTAAGTATACTCTTATGAGGTATCGGATGATTTAAATATATCTGCAATGTGTCTGTATCAGTAATATCTATACACTGCACAGTATCACGTAAAAAATATGATTGTGATCTGAAATGGACATTACGTTTACGATCTGCGGTGTTTTCTATGTGAAACAGAAATTCATCTATTGTTTTACATGACAATGAGAACTCTGGACCTCTTCTTTTAACATCTTTCCACATGCTGATAAACCTGCTATATGGATTACGTGTAACAGCAATATTAGCAAACCCATTATCGATTGCTTGATCTGGTGAGATGTATGTTGTAAACTCCTGGTTATGAACCCACTGAGTTTTGTCATCTGATTCTAGTATATCACTGCCAGACACTTGATGCAATAGATATTTGATTGACGTATCACCTGCTTTGGGAACACCCCAAAAGTTTAATCCAATTTTATCCCATGTTGATATGTTGTACAGTAGTTTTAGTTTTTCTTGTCGCATGATCATTCCCAATAAAAAAGAGGAGCGAAAGCCCCTCTGTTCACAATAGACTTCAAGTCTATTTAGTGTTACTTATTTTGTAACTTCGTAATCTCTAACATACACTGTTTCGATTCCTCGTGGTAACCCTGCCTTGCGAGTTCCGCCGCCGCCCGTGAGTACCCCACTATCTGCGAATAACGATCTACTGATGACCAGAATCCCGACAACGGTGAAAACACATAGTTTGCTACTAAAGCTGTCATTAGACCCACCCCCGCAAATTATTGTTTTCAATACAATTATAGATAACATCTTGCTTACGTGCGATTGAATAGATATCGCCACGGGCAATACCAATATCGTCTAGGTCTTTGTTTGAGAGTTTTGATAAAGCTTTTTCTGTTTCACGGATTGCTCTACGCTCTCTACGTGCATCATTTGCATATCTCATTAGATCGAATAATGCTTCGATAACTTTTGTGCTGTAACTGTGTGCGGCAAGGATAGCCTGTGTCATAATATTTCTCCATATGTGTGTGTATGATCCGATCTCAACCCCATGTCGAGTTTAATCCTTTTCTTACACTAATATTTATTAGAGAAATGCTAAATTTACTGATGCGTTTTTGGCATAGACGTTATGCACTGATGTCAACGAGCGAACCAGTAGTCTCTTGTAACTTCGTAATATCACCTTTTGCATTGTAGATGTCTACTTCGTATGAAGTGATCCTTGTATACGTCTTGTTAATCTCTGGATCAAGTACAGTCTTGTATGTTAATACTTTCATGCTGTCTGCATATACTTGATAGACGCTATCCACAGAGGTCACAATCATATTGGTCTACTAAATGCTAAAAAGAGAATAGAACCAAAAATTAAAAGTATTATTACTAGTTGCTTCCATTCTTCGGGATCTTTGTAGTTGAAGTTAGACACCAGACACCTACTTCTGCCAGCCTTTGATGAACTCATCAGAGAAGTTAGCTTTCGAGAAGCCTAATCTATCTACTAGTTTGACTGCGTTCTTACCCATTCTATCGATAGCGACAAAGCCTTCTTGCTCTGTAATCTTATAACCATCGGCTGTCTTGAGGAACGTATCGATACGTTTTGCTTTATCTAGTTTCTTAATCAGATGCAGTTTAGCATCTGCAATCATGTTGTACAACTCAAACAACGCAACGATCTGGCTCTTGGGTGTATTAGAGAAATACTTTAAAACGTCTTTACGTTTGTCTTCCCAGTTCTGCTTAGACTTTGCTGTCTTCTTGCTATCGATTTCTTTTTGATAGTACCCGTAAATATGATCTACCATATCATCGATGAAACGAGGAATGCCTTTGATCTTTTCGTTAGCACGTACCTTTGAGTTGATGTATACTTTTATACGTTCTTTAAGTGCATCGTTATTAGCAATGTCTTCAAACGTGTTACGCTTAATCTTATTGAACTGCTTACCAGCGTTTGATAGCAACTTAGTCACTATAGCAGTTTCTTTCTTTGTCATAGTCGCTTGACCTGACACATCTTTATACATTGCGTCTACTGACCAGACTGCTTTTGATTCTTTTTGTTTGCTTGCGATCTCTTTTCCAAAACTCGCTGACATTGATTCAAAAGAGTCTCCTCGGTAAGTAGTGTGCCATACCACTCCGATTTCAGATCGCAATATTTTCTTAGCAAGATCGCTCTTTTCTGGTATCGCATAAACAATGGTATTAGGATGGAAAGTAATATACGACTCTCCATCAATAGTCTTTTTTCGTAAATCTTCTTTCGCATATAGGAAATCACCTTGCACAACTCCTTCAATTCCTAACGCTGGTATGTGTTTCAACGCTAGTTTCAATTTTGTATTCAAATCACCACTTGTATCATCATCGATGTCTGCATTAGTTTTATAAACTTTTGGGTTCTTATTAAAGATACCTTTCTTAGCAACAAAGAACTTACCATCGCTTGGATCTTGACCGCAGAAGATAGCTGGTGCGCCATCCCATTTAACAGTTACATTCACAGGTGCTTTTGTATCGCCTGCTAACATATCACGTAACGCTCTTAGATAGTTGATTGACTGTCTAGTACCTTCGATACCAGCATTGAGAATATTATCCTCAATGTGTTCCATGTGAGTGTTCTTGTCTTCAACTAAGAATGATGATAAGCGTTTCATGTTATGCTCCAAATAATTTCTTTACGTCTGCCGGGTTGTCTAAGTTATATTTAGACTTTGCTTTTGTAAGCATACGACCTTGTATTCTTAAACCTGCTGTTCTTGCTGGAGTCTTAGGATCTGTAGGAAATGATAACTTACTACCACCAAAGCGTAAACCAAGTTCAACTTGTATCTCTGCTTTTAGTTCAGGTACATCTAGCTTGAATGGATTCTTACCCATGTAGAACAAGCCTGCACCACCGATGTTAATATAATAAACACCTTTCTTGTTGTAGTGCTTAATGATAAAACTAATAGGGGCTTTGATGTTTGTAGCAATCTTTCCTGTAAGACCCTTCTTCTTTAAATTGTTACGTGCTTCTACTGATACTTTGATCGGTACGCCACGATTTTGTTTGTGAAACTCTTTAGGCTCTTCTTGATGACTAGCTTTAATATAGTTGTCAACGTCTTTAGCTTTCTGTTTCATAATAGGCATGAACAAATCTAAATCGTCTAAGTCCATTTCTTTTGTAGGTGTGAACGTACTAGTGTCCATATCATATCTAAATGATGTACCACCCATCTGTTCTTTAGAACTTAGTTTGATTTCGATGTTGAATGCTTTGCCATTGTAACTTGCTTCGATATCACCTGCACCTTGATTACTGAAACCCGCCGCTGGTTTATCACCAACATTCAATCCTGGTATGCCAGCATCTACCATTGACTTGTATACTTTATTTTCGTATTCAAGACCTTTGGTGCCTACTGTCTCAACAATATAGTTTTTAAACGTTAATGTCATCGGGTTGTTACTACCTTTACATTCTTATTAATTCGTGTCGCCGCAACTGCAAGAACACGTAAACCTGGTCGTATCTTCGAACCCTTACGTGAACTATCATTACGTATTAGAAAATAGATATCTGAAGTGCCCTTAAGGTCTGTCATCTTATCTATAATTTTAGTTGCTTTGACTTCTAGCACATCACCAGTTTTAGATAGCACAAAGTCAGAACTTCTAAACGTTCTTACTATAACGAAGCCTTTGCCTAGAACATCACTTCCAAATACAACTGCTTCTTTTTCTTTCTTATTAGCAAGTACGCCAACATTAGGTGTCATATAGTTAACAGCACCTTTCTTTGTAATGCTAACTTCGCCTCTTGCTTCTAGTCTATCTACAATCTTCTTAGCTGTTGGTGCCCAATAACTATCTGCGGATTCCCACATCTCTGCGTTATCTTTCTTAATAGAGATTGGTATCTTTGTACCATCTTCTAATACTAATCGCACATCTGCTTTCTTACGATTAGATGTATCACGCCCAACTTCTTCAACGTCTACAACATCTTTATATGTGTACGTCTTGCGACCATCTGTAATCTTAACAGTCATCGGTCCACCTTTAGTAAAGTGTGTGATGCCTGCAATCATCGTATCTTCGTTATCAAGACCTGCTGACTTCTTACCTTGCTTAGATGCTGGTCGTGCTTTGATCGTATAGATACCAACTACAACTGCTCCAACAGAAGATGCACCTTTATCGGGATCATAGACTGCATTCAAGTCTTTCATCTCTTTAGTAATCTTCTCTAAAGCGTCAACTCGGTTAGTGTCAATCAGAACACTTATAGTACGAGAGGACTCACGCTTTAAATTCTTGAAACCCATTTGCTTCAAGCGATTTTCCATCTCATCAGTTGTCATTGATGCTTCATTGATGAATTGAGCAAATGTGATTGCCATTGTACTACCTATCCTAAGTTAACAACTATATTTATATAATACAAAAAAAGAGCGCCGAAGCGCCCTTTGATCTCGTACTACTTAGCCATTCTTGCTATCTCTATAGCTTGTTCTTGGTTTGTAATAGGTACTGCGTTTGACTTATGCATGGTGGCGATTCCAACGATGTAGTCTCCTGTGTAGACTTGTCGCTCTTTTCGTCTTCCTGCTTGCGGAATTCCATGAACTGGGCTCTTCGTCTGGCTTGGTATCGTATTCTGTTTGTGAATTGTTGGCGACGGTGCATATGGTACAAATTCCTTTTTCTTAAGTTTGGACTTACCACTTATATATGTAACGTATTCGTCTAACGTTTCAAACTGACATGAATGCATTGCCTTGCGGCGCATATCTTTATTATATCTACGCCACTCTGACTCAACTTCTTTTAATCGATTAGCACTCAGACCTTTCTTACGCTTCTTTGTATTGAGACTAGACATGCCTCGTACAAGATGCATAGTCATTACATACGACCTGAAGTCACTTGAGCGACACCTTGTTCGCTGTACTGGGCGTGAACGGCACGTGATTGCTCTTGCGTCAATCCCTCGTAGCGTTCTTTTTCACCTGTTGCAAAATTCATAATTGCTTCAACATACCACATTATATAGTCTCCATTTGTTTATAATCAACTAAGTCAAGCAAACGCTCAACTAACTTACGACCATACTCTGTGAACAAGATACCTTGATTCCAAACCCAGTGTTCAACACACTGACCAGAGTAAAAGTCTTCACCTTGAAGTAACCACCGAAGAGCAGTTTCTTCATCTTTAGCGCCCATCGCAATCGTGTCTTGGACTAATGCTTTGAACTCAGCGAGATCAGCTTGCTTCTCTGCCTCACGCTCAATAACAGCTTGATCTAGGGCTTTACACGTGTGATCCCACATCTCCTGACGCTCTGCATCAGTTGTATCTTCGTCATAGAACGCATGATGTCTAGGACGAAAGCCATAAGTGTCTTTGTATAGATCAGAAAAGATATCTGCTTCAAATGTGTACTGTGTCATAGCGAATCGCTCCTTGTCATTGTTAGTATACTATACTACGATCAAATGCATTTGTCAAGGTTTATTTTGGTATATATCGTAAATAAAAGAGTATGGCGCACCACTCAGTTTTTGAGCAGTGTACAGCATATGTTCTTCATCAGGCTCTTCTAAAGCACCCTCAAGAATGTGGGCTTCAGCTAGAGCTTCTTCAATCATTTCCTTAGTGCTTTTCTCTACCACAATACACCTCTTTGATAGTTTTAAGTTTCTGTTCTGTTCGATTAGGATACTCGCCTGTATACTTTGCGTACCGTAAGTCATCGTGGCTTAAGTAGTCTTTATACTCATGTTCAATTGCATCCCAGTTTTCAATTATAGCTTTCGATAGCCTCTCTAGTCTTAGATCAGTTAAGATCGGATCATTATGACTATTGCCATATGATCCTAAGATGTACCAAGGTACCGATGTACTTACGTCATCATCAACATTATCAAGGCAAGCCTTATCGATTGCCATTAGATTTTGATGTTCCAATAGTTAGCCTTTCTTGCTATTACCAGGTAATGCTTATTTATTCAATATAAACTAAGTTGAGGCGTTTGTCAAGCACTTTTTACCAAAAAAATAAAATAAATTTATATTTAATCGATATTAAGATATTTTTTTGTATAAATAAGCATGGGTGCGTGTAGTACGTGAAAACAACGTAAGAGGCAAGTGTTTGAGTAATCAATCAACAGGAACAGCAGGTGTCACATCAAGTATGTCCGTGGGGTTCGGACCTGCCACGTATCAAGTTAAGAAATAAGGCAATTGGTTGAAAAAATCAGTTGCCTTTTTTCTTGGCTTGTCGAATCCCTAAGCAAAAGAATGCAGGGGTCAGTCCATTGAAACCTGAGCCTAAATTAAGACCCCTACACACAGCCCTAGCTTCTTTCTGACATTCATAAATGCCTACTGTAAACTTAGTAGCTTTTTCTACGATTTGATTATTTCTCTTGCTTGGTACTACACTGTAACTCACTATTTGAACCCTTCAAACTTTGGTTTGTTCTTCTTGCGAAAATTAACTACACCACCAAAGTCATCACGTTCAGAGTTTACTCGTTCACCAACTGCACCACGATCCATTGTAGGTCTATCATCTACTAGGTCGTCTTGTGCATCTTCTTCTGCATCAAACAAACGCATCTTTGATCTGTCGATACCTACTACAAATCGTTTGAGATAGTTAGTATCACCCCATCGATTTTTCAGTTGCTTGATGAGTAGTTGACCTAGACCTTCTAACTCTTCAGTAGATATCAAACCAAACATAAAGTCGGCAGTAGCGGGTAGACCGAAACTCTCAGAGGTGTCTTCGAGATTTAAGTCTGAACTGCTATAACCAGTTCTTGTAGTTTGGGTTGCAGACATGATAGGAATATTAAACTCTACAGCAAGACCACGTAGCTCTTCAGCAATGGCTTTGATAAGTGTGTATGAATTTACATTCGCACCATATTTCATGCGAGAACTTGTACAGATGTTTAGATAGTCGATATAGACTACATCAGGCGTGAAGTTCTTCTTTAGGCGTAGTTCATTAAGAAGATGGCGGAAGTGTGCTGATCCAGCACTAGCAGTTGGGTATTCCTTGACAATGAGTTTGCCTGTTGTTTTAGACTTAACTCTATCAAGCCGTTTGACATAGACATCTTTAGGAACATCTTTCAGTTCATCAATTGTCAGGTCAAGAAGGTTAGCATCGATTCGCTCTGCAATTCGTTCTTCCGCCATCTCCATTGTTATATATAAAACATTCAATCCCTGCATCATGTTAGCCGCCGCACAATGGGTCATGAATAAAGTCTTACCCACACCTGTACCTGCGAGTGCAATACTCAGAGATTTACGAGACAACCCACCCTTAGTGATCTTGTTAAACAACTCAAGGTCGAAAGGTATCTTGTCTTCTTTTGTGTGATAGAACTGATATCGATCTTCAGCATTCTCTACGAAGTCGTGACCAATGTTACTATCAAAAGATACGCCTAAAGCACCAGACAGAAGTTCTGGAATAGAACCCTTGTCTAGGTCTTTGTGTTTACCATCTAGAACTAGAATGGATTCACGTACAGCATTATAGATTGCTTTGTCTTGACAGAACTTCTCAGTCTTGTCTACAAGCCAATCTAAATCAGTCTTTTCATCATACTTGATATCATCAATGATGTTATTGACTTGTTTGAACATCTCTTCATTGAGGTTGTCTTTCTCACCAACCGCAATACGCAAGGCTTCTGCTGTGGGAAGCCCATTGTATTTGTCAATATACATTGCGATCTCTGAATAGACGATCTTATCACTTTGCTGATCAAAGTATTCGTCTTTCAAAAAGGGCAACACTTGTCGGGCATAATCTTCATTGAAGACTAGCCCAGATAGAATTGTGTTCTCAATCATTACTCACCTACTGCTTGGTCGATTTCCTCTTGTACCTCTTTGTCAGTTTCATCTTCTGACATAAGAGCCGTTCCACCTACAGTATAACGGGTTTTGATTGATTCTGCAAGCTTTGTTTTGGTAAACATCATTTTCCAAAACTCTGAGTTTGAATTGATATCTTTCGCTCTCATTAGTTTGTCACTTAGCACTTCACCAGTCTCTGGATCTATCGCTTCGTACCAACCAACTTTAGGCTTAGTAATATAACCCAACTTCTCACTAATGTCAAGTAACCCTGACCACTTACTGATACCACCTTCGAAGGTCACAGTCACAGGTATCTTAGACTTCTCACGTACATGTCGAGACTTCTCAATATTAATGATGAAGTGATACCCTTCAATCTCTTGACCAACTTTCTCTTGTTGACGACCAATGATCCAGATAGCATCAGCAGAATAGTATGCACCAGTACCACCAGATACGATATCTTTCGGGAACAAACCAATCTCTTTGTAAGTGTGATTGACTGCTACGAGTGGAATATCTTTCAAGTTCAAGTGTGGTGTAATCATTCTGAACAAAGACTTCATTTGCTTTGCACGTGACATATCAGCAACAGACTTACCATCCATCGCATCAGTAACTTCTTTCTTAGATGCAAGGTTACCAATCGAGTCAATAAGAATTACAACTTTATCTTTCTTATCGATACCGTCAAGTTGCTTCATAATATCAAACTTCAACTCTTCGACATCAGTGATAGGCGTATGTACAACACGTGCCATATCAATACCGAAACTTTCGAAGTAAGACTGTGGTGTACCAAACTCACTATCATAGAACAAGATAACTGAGTCATCATACTTCTTCTGATATGCGGCAGCCATCATTAGCGCAAACGCAGACTTAAAGTGTTTTGATGGACCAGCAAGCATTAGCAAGCCAGGTGTTAGACCACCATCGACACGACCAGACAATGCTACGTTCACCATTGGTACTGGTGTTGTAGCCATATCTTTCTTACCAAAGACTTTCGAATCCATGATAGGAGCCGTCAGCTTGCTGGTAGAGTTCTTCATAAGTTTTTCAATTAACGACATTCATTTCTCCATTACATAGTTAATAGTTGGTATAATATCACTTTCCACGGTAAATGTCAAGTAATTTCGACTCAAATAATTCAATTTTTGCTGTGCGATCAGGCCATAAGATATACTCTTTCTCAGGGTTCGCTTTCAAGTTGTTTAACAGAGGCATGATAGCATTGTATAGCTTATCAAGTTGCTCTTGTGTTGTCTCCGCTGTCGAAGAGACTTGTGTGATTGTCGATTTGGCTTCTTGTACTGCGCTCAGTTCATCTTCGTCTACAGCCGTAAAACCAAAGTCAAATATATCGTCCATATTAGTCCTCTCTTTGACCGTTGCCCCAATCTACTACGACAGGGAAACGGGGTATGCCGTCTGGCGTTGGGGTGAAATACCTCAACGTAGCCCAGTCGGGTGTGTTGTTACTTTCATATAATATTTTCATTGTTTCTTGGTTGCCACGTACACCAGCACCAAATTGAGTTCCGTCACGCAGTTCTAATATAAATCTCTTGACGTATCCTGCCCAGTTGCCTTGACCTTGCTCAGTACGAATGACTTTAAACTCATCAGATAGGAACTCTTTTCGCTTCATCAGATACTTAGAACGTTTGTTCTGGTATTTACTATTTAGTCTAATCATTTGCCCTTCATAGCCTTCTGCAAGATATTCTCCGTTGAGAAAGTCTAACTTCTGCATAGATGATACACGATCAGTCTTAACAGTAATCACTGGGTCTTCTAACTTAAGCTTCACCAGTGCGTCATATCGTTCATTAAAGTTACTGTCTACAAAGTAATCATACACATGATACTGAACAAGCCTACGACTTTCTTCATAGTCTTCGTCTTTCAACTTAGTCTTGCGTACCATAGATACGATCTTATTGAAGTCATCTTTGTACACGTGATTATATAGTTCGCCATCAAGAATAGCATTCGGATAGATATCAAACACAGGCTTAAGTGTTTCAATGATATGTGGGCATGATGTAATAGGTTTGCCTGCCCTAGTGTACAACCCATCTCTACGGGCTATACAGCGAATCCCATCTAGCTTTGGTTGACTATAGTAGTCGCTTTCTTCAAAGTCAATCTTATCTTCTTTGTATTCTACTGCAAGCATAGGCTTGAACTTATCAAATGTATCGATATCACTCTCGCTTGCAAAGTATCCAGTATCAAGCTTCTGAGTGTATAGACTACAAATCTCACTTCGACCTTGTGCAACACTGGTCGTTTCGTTTGCCTTACCTACGTTTTTTGGTAAGCACGATTTCCATTCTGAGACTACAAATCTACCATCTTTTATGCCAGTGTGACTACGATGACCAGCTCTACCTTCATCGTTCCAACCTAGCTCCATCTGCCAAACTCTGATCTTACCTTTAGTGTCTCTCTTGTATAAAGGATTGTGTAGCTTTGTATGTATCATGCGAAAAACCCCTCTAGTGTACTTATTTGGTCAACATTCCAGTTGATAGCATCAGTGACCAACTTCAGTGGGTCTTTGAATGTCTTATCAAACTGCATCTCATAATCAATGTACTCATCTAGCCCGAACTCTTTAGGAAGAAACGTAGAGAACGATATCACATTCTCCATCGATGGGTTAGGTGTCTTCAGATAGCAGAACTTCACTTTCGAGCCATCTTTAACTTCTTCGACAACTAGCTTGTTCTCTTTCAACATCTTATTGAACATGATAGCGCCACGCACATGAATAGGTGTACCTTTCTTGTACGTTGTATTTCGATCAACCCACTTGCGTAAATCAGATACGCCACGTGGAAACGAAACTTTCTCTGCTGGTAGACTGTTAAACTCTTCATAGAAGTTTGCTACGAACTCTTGTAGTTCTTTCTCACTACCCTCAAGAATGATCTTGTACGCTTGCTTGAACTTGTCACGTACAACTTGTGGTGTTGAAGACTTCACTGCTTCAATGCCCATGACCTTTAGTTTAGGTTCTGCGTACTGTACACCTTCGTTGTTGTGAACGTTTAGAATGTAACGCTTCTTCGCTGTCCATACACCACGATCAGCAATAGCTTCACGTGCCATCTCCATACGGTTCTCGTATGCATTCATGTTATCGAACAACGTAGCATACGCTTGCTCAAGCATTGGTTCGAACTTCTTCTGACATGCATTGTCAATGAACTTAACTGGGTCTTCGGGATTGACCTTCTTGACTAGTGGGTTCATATCAACATACAAGGAGTCAGTGTCAATTGCAATAACGAAGTCTTCATTCTCAGTCTTGAGAATTTTGTTCATGTATTCGTTCATTGCTTTCTCAGCCCATCGAACTGATAGCTGACCAGACAGTGTGATACCTTCTGCAATCTTTTGATCAAAGTATCTGAAGTACTGATTACCTAGCGCACCATAGAGTGAGTTAAGTAAAATCTTTACTGCTTGCTGAGTGTTATTCAGTCTGTTGATCTCACGTTTCAAGTCTGAACTAGAAGCGTTCTCGTTCTGTTGTTGTATCTCAAGCATCTGGTTCTTAGTTGCTCTACGCTCATCGTACAAACCAATAATGATCTCAGGCATGAAACCACGCTTGTCTTTACGATACTTAGAACCATTTGCCGCAACAGCAACATTACCAAAGTCTTCAGCATCAGCGTCTAGAAAATGATCTACACCAGATGGGTAAACCATATCATCACGTATCAGTGTCTCGGGTGACATGTTGTATTGTACAATCAGATTTGGATACAGACTGTTCAAGTCAAACGATGTAATCCACTCACTCATACCAACACGTGGATCTTTCACATAACCACCTGGGTAAGGACTCTTGTTCTTACGCTTGTTAGGTGGGATTGCAATGTTGCGTTCTCTCAGATATCGATAGATGATACTGTCCCATATAGCAGTTGTACCAAATACGTCTGGGAAGTTTACACCACCCTTGTATGCAATAACAAGTGCCAGATCCATGAGACCAGTCTCTTTGTCGATACGATCAACTAGGTCAACGTCTTTGATGTTATAGTCAATGAACTTCTGATGATCTGCTTTGTACAACCCATGAAGCGACCCATGCTCTTCATACGATAGCTTCTTCTCACCGAGAACTGTGTGGGCAATATGATTGAGTGCGTAACTCTCTTGTGTACCATATGTGTAGCCGAACTTCTGAAATAGATCATAGTAGTCAACTTGCGACACACCATAAATTTCATACGCATCCATCGACTTACCCTTGATACCAATCTGTCGATACTTGTATATTTTCCAAGGCGAGTATAGTTTAGTAGTCTCTTCACCGCAGACCTTGAGTGTACGATTGATCATGTACGGTATATCGAACAAGCGAATGTTCCAACCAGTAATGATGTCAGGCGTGTTACTCTGCCAGAAGATAAGAAACTTCTCAATGAGGTCTTTCTCATTGTCACAGTGACGATACTGTATCAACTCAATATTATCTAGTTCGCTCTTGGTAGAATCATAATGACCTAGACCCCATACATGATAGACTTTGCTCTTGCTGTCTTTGTATGCGATAGAGATGATAGGATGATCAGCTTGCTCTGGGTGAGGAAAGCCATCATCTGATGCGACTTCGATATCGATGTTACCGACACAGATGTCACGTAGCTTGTACTTGATATTACCAGGATATGCTTCTGCTAGAAACTGTGCAACAAAGTTATTGTTGCCATGAACTTTGAAGTTGTCTACATCTTCGTAACGCTTAACAAAGTCTTGCGCTTCGCTCATGCTTTCGATCTTCATCGGTTCAACAGAAGCGCCGTCGAGTGATTTCCACTCAGACGGCTTCTTAGTAGGTAGATAGAATGTAGGCTTGAACGGCACTTTCTTGTGAATTCGGTTGCCATTTGAATCGTAACCTCGAAACAGCATCTTGTTGCCATAACGATGTACTGATGTGTAAAAACTCATGTGTACCTCATAATGTATCGTATAATGGTCATTGTATCAGATATGAAACGGTTTGTCAACCACTAACGCACTGTTTCTTTGGTCTATATCATATTTTTTGGTGATAGCACTACCCTTCTAGTATATCTACGATCCTGTGTGCTAGTTTACGAAACCACATTTCATCATGACCACGAGTAGTCTCTGCGGCTGTGCCGATACGTATACCGCTTGTCTCTACAAAGCTACGTGGGTCATTTGGTACACCGTTCTTGTTTACTGTGATGCCATTCTCTTCTAGCAAGTCAGCGGCTTCACGACCACTATGCTTACTATCACTTAGATCCATTAAGATAATGTGACTATCTGTGCCACTTGTCTGTACTGGCATATCACGCTGTCTAAACACATCACACATTGCTTTAGCGTTATTCACAACATCTTTAGAGTATTGCTTGTACTCAGTAGTATCTGCTTCAATAAAGCATTGTGCCTTTGCGGCGATGATATGCATCAATGGACCGCCTTGTGTACCAGGAAAGATGGCACTATTAATCTTACGAGTAAGTTCTTTGTTGTTCCAAAGAATAATACCACCACGAGGTCCACGCAAAGTCTTGTGAGTAGTTGATGTCACTACGTCAGCATATTGTACAGGATTAGGATATACGCCACCTGCAATGAGACCTGAATAATGTGCCATGTCAACTACAAGATATGCGCCTACTTCATCGGCAATCTTTCTAAACTCAGCCCAATTGATCTCACGTGGATAAGCACTTGCACCAGCAACAATAACATGGGGTTTTACTTTTACTGCAATTTCCATAATGTCGGTGTAGTTTAAAAATCCGTCATTATCAACACCATACGAATGAGCTTCGTAAACTTTACCTGAGATGTTAGGTGGACTACCATGTGACAAGTGACCACCACTTGCTAAATCCATACCTAGCAATCTATCGCCTGGCTTCATTAAAGCTTGATAGACCGCAGTATTACAGTTAGCGCCAGAATGAGGTTGTACGTTAGCAAAGTTTGCTCCATACAATTTACACAAACTATCGATGGCAAGTTGCTCGATATCGTCCATGTTGTCACAACCGTTATAGTAACGCTTGCCTGGGTAACCTTCAGCATATTTGTTTGTAAATACTGAACCCGCTAAATCCATTACAGCTTGACTAGCAAAGTTTTCACTAGCAATAAGTTCAATGGTGTTTTCTTGTCTTACTGTTTCTTTTTTAAGAATCTTGGTAATACGTTGGTCTATCATGCTATAGTTCCTCTTTGGGGTAGCTCAATCTTTCTTAGATACAAAAGCGTATAGTTCTTTTGCTTTCTCCATCAACTCTTCTGTTGAATACATTTTGTATGCTTCTGTTAGGCTTTCTTCAACATCTTTACGTTGCTTATCGCCTTCTGCAATCATGTTCTCAAAGAACTGAATATTCATGTGATACTGTTGATCCATGTACTCTTTAGCTAATTGTAGCATTTCTGCACGGATCTCGAAAGGATTTTTATTGGACATCGTGTGTCTCCTGTGTGTTTGTGTGTAAGATAGAGGGAGAGTTTCCCCTCCCTCAGTAGTTTAGTCTTCTTGTAAGAATACTGACTCACCAGAACCAATTTCGATTCTACGAGGCTTCTTCTCATCAGGAATTACGTTCTCTAGTGAAATAGAGAGGATACCATTGCTCAAGTCAGCGCCTTGTACTACGATAGTATCAGACAAAGTAAATGAACGTTGGAAGTCACGTGCGCCGATACCCTTGTGAATGAACACAGTGCTATCTTCACCTTCAGACTTTTTCTCACCAGTTACCTTTAGTACACCATCTTCTAAAGTAATATCGATTTCGTCTTGTACGAAACCAGCGACAGCGATTTCTACAACGTAGAAGTCATCGTCTTTCTTTACGATATTGTATGGTGGGTAATTGGATTGTTTTGTTTGCAATGTGTTAATAGTGTGCATTCGATCAAAAATTCTATCGAATCCAACCAGAAACGGATCACTGCGTAGTTCTTGTGCTAATGTCATAGCTTATCTCCTTTTATTTAAGCAAGAATTAATATACGTAAGCCCTAACGGCGCTTACAGTTCTATTTATACACCCGTTGAACCGAAGCCGCCACTACGTGACGTTTTATTACCTGGTTCTCTATCAGCCAAGACGATGGGTGTTTGGTTCAAAGGAACCACTTCGCCTTGTGCTATCCTGTCACCATCTGTAACTATAAATGGCGCACCTGATATGTTATACAGCATCACATAAGTTTGCTGTACGTAATCTGCATCAACAACACCTTCGCAGTTAGCGACTATGATGCCGTTCTTTAATGCTAGACCTGATCTGGGATGAATGCGTAAACTTGTGTTTGGGTCGAGATCGAATACTAGCCCTGTCGGCACTAGAACACGTTCACCACCATAAATAACTAAGCCTTCTTCTTTACTTACTTTACGTTTTACTTTTTCATTACCAGCTACGGTTGAGTAGACAGTTACTATGTCATCAACTCGCAAACTTGCTTTTAGATCAAAGCATGCCGCCCATTCGCTACCATATACTGGTAAGTGTGCTTCATCCCAAAGTTTCCATACATATAGATTGTCACTCAATTCATTCACTCCTTTTGTTCACGGTCTTTCAATATTTTAGTCATAACGTCTGTAGCAGTGTGTGTAAAAAATCTTGGTGCTACTGCGTGAATTAATACTACAGGTACTAGCAACTGTAGTTTGACTGCAATCTTTACTGCTTCTTTAGCATGTTCAAATCCAGTCTCGCCTGCTTCTTCTAAGTGTTGCTTGCACTGTTTACTTAGCATCCTGTGTTATCTTTCTCTAATCGCCATCCCAATTCAACTCGGTGAGTTGTTTTTGTTTTAGACGTTGATCCAATTTACGATCTTCAATATTCTCGTCCATTCTATCAGCAACTCCTCTTAAGAAGTCACTCTCGTATTTTCTAGCAATATCATGAACGTGAATAACAAAGGACTTACTTTCTTGATATTCTTTGGTCGTCATTTCTTCTTCCCGATACTGTACTTAGCGACAAGATCCCACTCTTCTTTTTCTTTGTGAGGAAGTATCTTAATCTGTGACAGAGGTGCAACGGGGTCTTCAGTCTGTTTTGAGTTCACGGCTTTAATCAAGCCCCACTCTTCTAACAGATTGACGATTGTGTTTCTACGACCCTGATCTTCATCAGAGAAGTTATTGATCTTCCCGTCTAGCATGAATAGTTCTTTGAAGTGAACAATATAATACTTACCTTGCTTGTGCAAGATATGACAAGATTGATATAATTTTTTATCTTTTCGTGAGGCAATACCAATTCGAGTTAGCGTCTCTTTAATCTTTAGAAAGCTTTCATCATTGGGTAGTTCGACCTCTACAAGTCTCTCTACTAAATTCATCTTTTAATTCCACCTGTTTCTAGTTGTTGTTTCATAATGTTCAACTGTTCACTGGACAACAACGAAAGGTAGTCTTTCCCGAGATTTCTATTGCATTGATAATATTCACAAACAACATCTAAATCCTTGTCACCAGCATCCTTAACCCACTTTGCGAAACGCTTCTTAGGTCTAATACTATTTAGTAAAAACTCATACTGAGGACGATCCTCAAGCTGGTGGTAGTGATTCATTAGATTTGCGTGTAATAATGTGTCTGGGAAATATGACAGTGCTTTGTTTACAAGAAAGCCACTGTAACCCTTCTCAGCAAGGGTGTCGTTTTCACTGTCACGCATCATGTTCTTCTTACTGTGCGTGATTGTAGTTACATAATCAAATGGGTTGCTCATCAGGTTTCATTTCCTCTACATCATATTGTTTAGAGCATTTCTCACAAACATAGGTTTCACCTATCTTGCCGCCCTCATACTTATACTGAAAAGTAGTATAGTTCTTGTCGCACTTCTTACTACAGATCAAACAGTTCAAGTTGTCTTTTGTCTTGAATGGGTTCTTCATCATATAAATTGCTCCATACTTTCAGCTTTTCATGTTTTTTCTTCGCACTAACCTCTAATTGAATATAGTCAAAGAAGTGGGAGTGCGTTAGTAACTGTAACATGGCTAGAACGTCTCCAGCTTCATCCAGGAGCGCCTCACGCCGGTTCTGTGGCACACTTTCAATAGAATCGCAAGTTCTTATGATCTTGCTACACTCTTGTATCAGTTCACCACATTCTTCCATCGTAATTACCATTAGCTGTTGAAGCCTGTTCATTTCCATTCTACCTCTGCCATGAGTGTAGCTAGTGCGGCTACACGATTGATTTCACTATTAGCAACAAACGCTTCTTTGTACTGATACTCAGCTAGAATGATAATGGCATCTGCTACGCTCTGTGTACTACTTATCTTAGTTGGTAATAGATCATACAGTTGACGATACAATACTGCACTATCAACATCGGTATTCTCAGCAACCCACTTACGAACATCTGTAAAGTTACGCTCTTTCATCAGAGTGATGAGAGCATTCATATTGTCTACAGATTTGTTAGCCAGGACACCACTGTCAATCCGACCAGTAGAAGAGTAACGCTGTAGTTCATTAAGGACTCTGCGCCAATCAGGGAAATAAGTCTTAATAACTTCTGCCACAGTTGATCTATCATATTCTACATTCTCCTCTTCTAAAATTCTACTTACTCGCTTGAAGAACTGACCAGCGATTGCTTGTTTCTCTTCGTTAGCGATCTTAAACTCTACGACACTACACCGTGAGTGCAATGGCTCAATGATACGGTTCTTAAAGTTACATGTGAGAATGAACCCACAGTTCTTACTGAACTCTTCCATAAAGTTGCGTAACGCAGGCTGTGTTGAGTTTGGGTTCAGATAATCAGCTTCATCTAAGATAACATACTTACGACCACCAGAGAACGAAACGCTAGATGCGAATGATGATATCTCTGTTCGTAGTGTATCGATGTTACCATTCATACTACCATTGATAGTTATGTAGTCTGCGCCGATTTGCTCAAGCATAGCTTTAGCGATAGTAGTCTTACCTACACCTGCACGACCTGTTAGTAACAAGTTTGGTACGTTGTCTTGTTCTACGAATTGTTGAAACGTTTGTTTCAGTGTATCTGGAAGGATTGTGTCATTCACGTTTTTTGGGCGATACTTTTCTACCCACAAGAATTCTTCTTGCATAGCTTACCTCATCATATAAATTAAAGTCACAGTATAGCAGAAAAAAGGGACTCCGTCAAGAGCCCCTTTCATCTTTATTCAGCCGCTTCTGGTGCGGCTTCTGGTGCTGGAGGCTCATCGCCTGGGACCTGGTCGATTTGACCTTGATCTTTAGCGTGGTTCAAGAACGCCATAAAACGCTCACGGACAGTGCCAACGGCCACCATCTCTTCGCCACGAATAGCACCTCTTGCACTAGACGCATCAATGATCTGCACTGCGGCAGAGATGTCGTTTAGTGATAGACCAGGACCCTGGTCTGGTGCGCCTTCAGGCGTTTGAGTTTCAGTTGCTTCAGTCATATTGTACTCCTATGTTAATATTAACGAGATTCGATTGCAATCCAATATTGCACTTTATCAGATTTAAAATGTGCCATACCTTTTGAAGAAAGTGCAACTTCGTAGTTGGTAGGCATTAGTTTTAGATTATCGACTTTGATAATCATACGGAAGTTCCCATAGTCTCCACCTTCAGCAACCGTAATGCTGTAGTTGTCGGCTGTGGGATTCTTACTATCAACAGCGGCTAGTGATATAGTATCACCTTCTGCGTTGAAAGCAATTTCTGGTAAGCCCAGAACACCTGCGGCACGTACTACACTCTCAAGGTCATCCCAAGAGATATTTAACGTTGCTTCAGGATCAGGAACTGGAATGTCACGCTCTGGTGGCGTTACAATCATGTTCTCGGCTGTATATGTATATTTCAATGTTCGCTTGCCGCCTTTGATGTTGAACTGACTTTCGCCAAAGTTCACATCTGGTTCGTCAAACAAACTCAGTGTTGCAAGAAAACGAGATACATCATAGATGCCAGCAGACTGATCAAAAGTCTCGCCTACTGTGGCGGCTGCCATTACTGTTTTCTGTGGAGATATAGTTCGAATGGTTTGTCCTGGTTTGAACATTACACTCGGATTGATCTGTGAAAAGTTCTTCAATACACTCAAAGTTTCATTACTAAATTTCATCATTATTTACCCTTTTTCATCGCTCGGCGTTGTTGCCTATTCATATTACTAGCAGACTTATTTATATCATCTTCTAGCGGTTTTGTCAAGTCTTTCTTATAATTTTTTTCATTAGATTCTTTTGTCGCTGTAGGTGAAGCACCAACTGCGGCAATGTGACCTAAACTACCTGAAAAAGTATAAGACCCTATATGCTTCAGTTTCATCCAAGGACACATCCAAATCTTAAGACCAATCTTACGTGCATACTGACTGAACATATAATCTTCAGATAGATAGCGTTTGGACTCAGGATCAATGATAGTATCAAAGAACGCAGTTATCTCATTAGTACCGTCAAACTGTTCTGTACGAATGTGATCTGGTTTGTAACTGAGTTCTGGATAAGCTTCTGCATATTTTTCGAAAGCTTCACGTGTAATCATCATAAAGCCAGTGCCACCTTCTTTGATCTCTGCAATTTCATTGATCTTGAAAGAGCCAGCACCAACTGGATTAAACACGTAGTCGCCTACGAAGTTCTCTAGTTCAAATGGGGACTTGTCTGCAAATCCACCTTCTACTGCTTGCTTAACTTTCTCCCAAGATATAGTCTTCTTAGGGTATGGACCAGTAACAACATCGTGACCAGTCTCACTGTCTGTTAAGTGCAATAGAGTTAGCGCATCACGAAAGTCAAAGCCAATGTCACTGTCGATGAACAAAAGATGCGTACAATCAGAACGTAGAAATTCATCTACGCAATAGTTTCTAGCACGTGTAATCAAGGACTCGTTAAACAAAAAGTAATGTCTAAGCGGAATGCCATGTTTAGCACACACCGATGTCAGGTCTGCCATAGACTTAGTGTACAGACCTGAACATTGACCACCGTACATAGGTGTAGCGATAAAGAGTTTCTTCTTCGCTAGTTCTACGGGGTCTAGTTTAATTTCCAACTTTATATTCCTCCTTAAGTGACTTGAATTCTGAAGCACGTTCTAGCTGATGTTGCATCCACTTAGCGCATTCTTTTGCGCTCAAAGCTTCTTCGTTAGTAGGAGGCATTCTATCATCTTCGCCAATTTGACGCATGACAGAAGAAGACAGCATCATAGCACCTGCCATGATCATACAAATATGAGGAAGACCTGAGCCATCAGGACCATCATCATAATCTTTGCCTCGTTCAAAGTCATCGATGTGACGCTTCAAACTATCAATCATCTGTTGCCAAGGCAAGCCTTTCTCCCAGTTACGATCAGCATATTTCATTGCACCATACTCAAGTGCTGTTGCACCTGCGGCTAGTGCTTCTAAAGGTAACTGCTTCATGTAAGGTACACCAAGTGCTTCTCGCTGTGCGCCAGACTTTGATGCATTGTAATTTCTACTTAAATTTGTCACACGATCCCACTCTTCGGGAGTTGCGTCATTTATTGATTTTTTCATAGTAAGCATTTTTACCTCTTCGGCTGTTCATAATCATTTTCTACTCGGTGCAAAGTTTGCAACCTCATCACATCTGCCGATACGTCATGTGTACTGTCGTGACCGATAAACGTGTTTTCCCAATACTCAATATCTGCTACTGGTATAAATCCGTTACGTTTAGGAAAGTTCAACTTCGCATCAATCCAAGTTCGAATGTCTCTTACACGCCACCACTTTAGATACTCATTCATCAAGTGATGTTGACCAAGTTCATTCATTACTCTTTCTATCAGCACTGGATCAAACGTATTACCACGTGACCACCAGTGTTCAATCTTACCGACTTCTCTCAGATATTTGAATATTATAGCAGAGAACTCTTGTATTGTCAAGTCATTTTCAGAAGGTTTTAAATTTACTTTGGCTTCTTCTGATTGACCTTGCCACCAAGCTAGATCATCTTTACTGAATGAACACCCATTGTCACACTGCGCTTTGACATCAAACTTAGTCGTTTGAACCATACCAGTCAACTCTTCGAATGTGTAGGGATCAGTAAGAAACCGATCCCAATCAAACACTACAAAAGCGGCATCTACGATAGGACACTTCATAGCGTTTTGCCCTATCGTTTCGAAGTCTATAATAAAGTCTTGTTTCACGCTACGTCCTCAAGTAATACAGATTTTTTATAATCATTAGCATTCGTGTCTTGCATACGACGGTTATGCTCTGCGCTGATGACAACTAAGTTTGAATACTCAGTCTTGCCACCTTGTGAGTGCGCAACAATGTGACCACCTTGGGCATCTTTCATTGTTAACTTCTCGCCAGTAACCCAACACTTGAACCCTTGCTCTGCAAGTTTCAACTCAACCATCTCACGTGCAAATACACGCTTGCTGTCAAGTACAACAAGAGATGCACGATCTAAATCCATACCTTCAAGAATCCAAGTGACAGTGTTATCAAACTTAAACTGGGTTTTGTGTTCACCCAAGTGTTGATTGAATGCTTCATGTATCAAACGATTGTTCTCAACAATTCGCTTTGGAAACTTGGGGTTAGATGCATTGAATGCGTTATATGCTTTGCTAAACTCATCGTAGAATGCTTCAAAGTTTTCTACTTTTACTGAGCCGTATGCTGACTTAAAGTGAAAATACAAACGGTACAACATAACGATTTGACCTTGCAAAAGTCCACGACTAACTTGATCTCTACGCCACACTGAACACTTAAGAATAAAGTCCAGAACTGCTTTCAACTTCTTGGCAATTTTGTTGACTTCTTTCTGTGTTAAACTAGCATCATCGTACATAGCTTGCAGTGCATCAAAAGGCGCTACTACAGGCTTCTCACCCGCATAGATCATATAGGTAATACGTGCTACGATTTCATCAAGACGTAAACGAGTGTTATTTGTTGCTACGTTTGGGTAAATAACGTTACCAAGTGGTGTTTTGTGACAAGTAAACAGCTCATGTGGTAGACTATCATAACCACTAATAGAACGTGCTGTTTCACGGATTAAGTTTGCAATAGGAATATCACCGTATGAGTTCAGCGTCTCTTGAGCGTTCACTGGAGTGGTGTTGTTTGTATCACGAAACAACTCACCCTTCTGTCGAGTAGTCAAGCGATCATAAGTGACAATACGCAACTTGTAGTTCATAAACTTTTCACGTATATCATCCGACAACTCTGATGCTTTAACTTCACCCAGTACAGATGATTTATGTAACGGAAAATTATTTCGCATGTACTCTAGAATAGTGCGCTTGCGATTGCCGCCATCGATTGATTCGAATGAATATCTGCCGTTTTCTCTGACGATTTTTATCTCGCCGATATCACCGCCTGACATCATAGTGTCTATGATGCTTTGTTGCTTAGAAGGCTTAGTCTCGCCGATTGGATTAGGTGATACAGATGGGCGTTGCCCTACAGGGTTACAGTCAATCGTTTGAGACTTCTCTAAGAAGTCCCGTACAGTCCAGAGTTCTACACTCCAGTTGTCTGCTGAAAGTTTTGTTGCATTAGTCATATTATTCTCACTTTGCTGTTTGCTTTATACAGTGATACGGGCTGAATTGCTCTGATCACTTGTTTAATACTATACTGTATTTTGGGTAGTACGTCAAGGGTTATTTTGGCTTATCGCCAAATTATTTGATCGCAATTGCTCCTACGAATAGATGGTTCTGCCAGAACGGTTGTATCTTGTACAAGTCAAACCCAGAACATGAAAGAGTTGAACACAACTCAGTCCAAGTGTTAGGCTTCAACATGTTACGAAGAGTGCGCTCTTTGTCCATGATATCTTCTGTGTCAAACGACTTACGCTTGTAGTCATAGAAGTTGAACGTCAACATCTCTTGCAAACGTGCATCTTTAGCTACAGTCTTTTCTGCAAAGATAAACGCTCCACCTCTGTTTAGACCCTTATAGATTTTCTCTACAACGGAACGTCTACTAGTGGGTGGCATGAACTGTAACGTAAAGAGAGATGTAACTAGTGATGCGTTCTTAATTTCGACATTGCGAATATCATCATAGATAAATTCTACAGTAGTGCCTGGGTGTGCTTTCTCTACAGACCGAACACGCTTCTCCATGTCGCCCTTGAAACCTTCTGCAAACTCAACACCGATGTAGTTAGCTTTCGGTGCAAACTCATAGTTCTGATCAGCCATAGCTTGTATAGTCTTACCAGTTGAACTACCAACGTCATACACGTTACTCTCTTCATCTACGAAGTATCTTGATAAATCTACTACGTCTTGGTGTAGGTTGCTATACCCACGGATACTTTGTTCGATGTGGTTGTCGAACCCTTCTTCACGATGTGCGAATGTAAAATCACTCATTTTGTTACCTCATAATATGGTTTTATAACTTTCTCATAGATCGAATCAGCAAGAGCCGCCATCATCTTTGGAGCGACCATGCGCCCAATGCGTTCTGCTTTCTGATCAAAAGTACCAGTAAGTTTATAGTCTTCTGGTAGAGACATAAGACGTTTCAGTTCTTTGATAGTTAGCTTACGATTTGAATCGTAGTGAAACACACCAGACAACCCTTTCTTCTGACCTTGCTGTGTCAATGTTGGACAAGGCTTTGCAGGTGCAGGGCGAATCATATTAAAGCATGATGCTTTAGGATTCCAATCACGAAACTGTGGGTTGCTAGGCTTGAGATGCTTCTCAGGTCTGAACGGAATGTTATCTAAGAACTTCTTCTGAAACGAACCTTCGTAGTAATCACGTAGCTCTTTTACTTCATCTTCATCATTGACAATATCTTCAATAGCAGATTCCATACTGATATGCTTAGTCGTTGGACTAGGGAATATGCCATTCACGTTCAGTACATTTAAACCGATAGCTTCTGCTACATCATCACGTATACAGATGAAGATAGTACGCTCTCTTGCTTGTGCTACACCATAGTCTGCGGCGTTCATTACTTTGTACGTAACTTGATACCCAAGTGCTTCGAAAGAGTTTACAAACTCAAACAACTTAGGTCTAGCTTCACCAAACGTAATGCCTTTGACGTTCTCTGCAATAATAACTTTTGGCTTGACTTCTCTTGCTACACGAATATACTCAAAGAACAAGTCTTCGATACCTGTCTGCGTCTTACCATCAGAGTACTTCTTAATACCCTCTTTGGTCTTCAACTCGCCTTCTTGTACGATGTTGCCTTCGTCATCAAAGTAAGTCTTGCGTGTATCTTCTTGATAACCAACCCAACCCTTCTCACGCTTACCTGCGACAGAGAATGCTGAACATGGTGGTGAGCCATCAAGAATGTCTAGTTCACCTTCTTTGATGTTTGCCATCGATAGAAAGTCTTGACCAGAGTACTTCTTAATGTCATCTACTAAGACAGGTGTGTCTGGGTAGTTTTCTTTGTATGATGTTATCGCTTCTTCTACGAATTCATTGATAAGTAGAATATTGCCGCCGGCAAGCCGATAGCCAGTGCTAGAGCCGCCACCGCCCGCAAAGCAACTGATAACACTAAACCGCTTCTCTGCGGCACGTTCATTAACGTCTTTATTGTAGTATGGTTCATATTTCATTTGCACCTCAAAAAAGCTTTGGACCGACATCTTGCCAGTCTCTTACTAGATCCATTGTTCGTTGTCTATTATACAGATTTATGTCAGGGTTGTCAAGTAGTTTCTCAAAATATTCTGGTATACCTGCAATTAATTGTAAGTTCTCATGCTTACGTCTTTTGATACCCTTGATCTCGTGGAATGCCTCATGTATGGGTGCTTTCTGATATGGCTTGTTAAAGAAGTCATGATCATGCAACATCATCCATGCGGCTACATCACTATTTAGGTATGGCGCAAGTATCTTCATTCCATACTCTTCTGCAAGATATTCTTGTTGTCTTATACCAGCAGGATTCTCTGCACCAAAGTAATCATTTCTGAATTGGTCGAATAGTTCTTTTGTATGTTTGAAGTGAATGTTAGCACGTTTAGATACGCCGTACCAGCCATCTGCCGCTACACCAGAGAGTACTACTTTCTCTTTGATCTTAGGGTAGACATATAGAAAGGGAAACGTACACTCTACTTGAGTTTTCTTCTTACAGTGATACTTGTTGATGAGTGTAAAGAAGTCTTCTTCGATGTTATCAACTGGTACATCTACTGGTACGAAGTCCCAACCAAAGTGTTCAGCGACATCTCTTGCACCTAAACTATCTGTAGTCTGTTTGCCATTGACGTACATACTGTAACCAGTAACTTTCTTACCTAGACGCTGTGCGGCTAGACCACATGTGATGCTATCTGTACCTGCTGATAATAGTACTGCTACATGATCTTCGTCTGTTTCTCTATCAATGTAGTCTACTATGATCTCATCTATGTTCTTCATCATGTATTCTCTTTCTCAATTCACTGGATGCGAATCTATGATTGCGCCCATTAAAGTATAATTCAATGCCTAGTGTATCACAAACATCACGTCCTGTAAAGTCTAAATCCTTATATTCTTCACCTAATATTCGTACATCGGGAGTGTACATTTCAAGGATATCTTTCAGTTCATGCTCGTACAGATATGGAACAACTTCATCGACATACTTAACCGCCGACAGTTGAGTATAACGCTCTACTGTATTCTGTATAGGACTATTCTTTTCTAATCTATCTAGCGAAGGATCAATGTGCAATGCACAAATAAGATAGTCACACTGCGCCTTGGCTTCCCTAAGCATTGCAATGTGACCAGCATGTAACAGATCAAACGATGATGCTGTTAACCCTATTCTCTTCTTGCTTCTCATCTTCAAGACGCTGTAACCTCATAATGTATTTTTCAAGTATTTGTGGCTTTACTTTCTCAGCCTCTAAGCAATCGATAACCTTCTTTAGATGCACTACGTTATCAAGTTGATCACTCATCATCCTGATCCCGCTCAAACGTTCTTACAGTTTTGCGGTATTCGGCAATAGTTTGTGCATAGCCTCGAGGTCTTTCTTCCTCAAGTCTTTCAATCTCTGAGTTGAGATGTTCTATACGTTCTTCTTTCGTCATTGAGTATCCTCCTTAGTAGTTGCGTTAAGCCGCCATACGGCTAAAGTTCTTCACTTTCTCAAAACGAATTACTTGGTCAAACTTCTCATATAACTGATCACCCTTGTGACTAATAATGAATACATTAGAGTCGGCTGTGATCTCATTAATAATTTTCAAGAACTCTTCTGTGCCTGCATTGTCTAGGCTAGAGTCCATGATCTCGTCCATGATCAAAAGATTAGTAGAAACAGAGTTGCGTAGTTTACTGACTGATCTCCAAGTAAATAGTAGTGCTAAATCGATGCGTAACTTCTCACCTTCAGAGAACGATGCGTATGTGAACACATCACGAAAACGACTTTTGATAGTCTCATTGAAGTTTTCATCTAGTTCAAATTGCACAAAGAAATCCATGGCGGCTAAGTATTTATTAATTAGCTTATTCATCACTGGGACATACTGCTTAATAATACGTGTCTTAATCCCGCCGTCTTTTAGCATAGAAGCGACAAGTGATAGCATTTCTTTATCATCGAATAGTTGACTTTGTTTAGTATGATATGTAGTCATATCATCTTCGAACTTCTTTATCTCTGAGTTGTCTATCGCTTCAACGGACTCTTCTGCTTCTGTTAGTTCGCCTTTGATAGACTTACACACATTCATCGCCATCTTGTAGTTAGCGTTATGCTCTGACATCTCAAGGTTCTTTGAAGCCATTTCAGTCTCTACATCATCGATCTCACCAAGTCGTTTGTTTACGCTTCCAAGTCTATTGTCGAGTTCTGTCTGGGCTTTTTCGATTTCTGTAATCTTGCCTGTGGATTCTTCGATTGTTTCTTGTTTAAATTCGTGTTCGATCCCTTGCTTGCAGGTTGGACAGTTGTCGTGGTCTTCGTAGAAGTTGATGTCTTTACGTAGCTTGGATAACTTTGTGGAAAGTTGACCATCGATTTTCTCCAGTTCTTGTAGCTTCTTTTTCATGCCAGTTTTGTCACTGACACCTTCAGCCATTTGCTGTACTTCACCCATGATAGTTTCTACAGCGGCTTGCTCGTCTTCGATCAAAGCAATTTGCTCTTTCAACTTCTCTTTAAGTTTAACAACTTCACCTTCTTTTAATTCACGAATGGATTCGTTGTGTAACTTAGCATTGTCGATACTATTCTTAAGTAAGTCGATCTGGTACTTGATCTCTTGTATCTCTTCTTTATTGTTAGATACTTTCCCCTTCAGTAACGTATTCATTACTGTAAAGATTTGAATATCAAGTAAGTCTTCGATGACTGCCCTACGTTCACTCGCTTTCAGTTGCATAAAAGGCACGAATGTACTAGAACCCAGAACAACTACTTGCCCAAAAGATTTGTAATTCAGTTTAAGAATACTCTCTTCTAGGTATGATTGATAATCCCGTGCGGCGGCATCTTGATTTAAGAGTTCACCATTACACCAAATCTCAAACACATTAGGTTTGATACCACGCTTTACGTTGTAGTCTTTTGCACCGATCTTGAATGCAAGCTCTACTTGCAAGTCTTTTTGATTGATAGAGTTGAGTAGTTGCTTCTTGTTGATGTTTCTAAAAGCTTTACCATACAACGCAAAAGAAATGGCATCAAGCATTGTAGATTTGCCTGCACCATTTTCACCTAGAATAAGAGTAGACTTACTATTGTCTAACGGTATCTCAGTCCACGAATTACCCGTAGATAAGATATTCTTAAACCTTATCATCTTAAAATGTATCATACACTCAAAGCCTCACTGTATAATTCTCTCAAAAAATTCTCAACTTTTACTTTGTCGCCCTTGAACTCAAGGTTCTGTACGTACTGTGTCAATATAGTCATAGTATCTTGCGCCTCATCTACTAACTCATCATCATCAATCATGTCTAGATTTTGATGATCTTCTACGACTTTGATGTCTGCGGCTTGTGATTGCTGTAGACGATCTAAGAACAAGTCGAAGATATAAGGATTGTCCTTAGTCTGTACTATAACCTTTATGAAGGCGTTTGTCAAGAGGGAAGTGTCTAAATGTGCAACATCTTCTATAGTCATATCAGTATCATTGTACAGAATCTTATGAAATAACTGATTTGGATTCTGAATATGCGTCATCTCACGGGTATCAGTGTCAAAGACATTGAAGCCACGCTTCTGTGCATGATCAGCCCAAGTCATCTCATATTGCGCACCTAGATAAGATATGTTACCAATAGTGGACGGTTGATGAAAGTGACCTGAGTACACACCATCAAACTTCTGAAAGACTTTACGATCCATACCATGATCACACAGATGACCTTTATCCATCTCAAACCCAGTGATCTCAAAGTGACCCATGAGTATCTGTGCTTTCGTTGAATTCATAGCATCTATCGACTCCTCATAGTTCTCTTGACATAGCCAAGGGACTAGCATGATCTTACACCCATCCATGTCTAGCTCAACTGGCTTCTCCCAGTATAGTTCTAGATTTTCTAGTGATGTGTGACCATAGAGTTGACGTAAACTATTGACATCATTTGTATTCTTGTAATACGTATCATGATTACCAGCAATGATATACATCTTGATACCGTCTTCTTGGCACCGTTTGAATAGTACATCATGCATAGTCTGCGCAGTTACAAAGTTAATGTACTTACGTCTGTCTGTCAAATCGCCTAGATGAAAGATAGTATCGATGTTATTCTCTTTCAAGTAAGGAAAGAAAACTTCATCGTAGAACTTTCTCTGATGTTCAGCGATTACAGCATTATCGTTTCTTGCACCGAAGTGCGTGTCGTTTAGTATAGCAATCTTCATTCAGTAGTACCTTCATCTTCACCGTAAAACTTTTCAAGCCCCTTCTTCTTTGTCTTTTTCTGAGCCTTGCTTTTTGTTTCCATTCGCTTCTCGTAGTTAGATACGAAATCATTCATGTAGTCATTATTAAGGTCAATGTAACCAGGTTCACCTGATGCGCCTTCTTCTTTCTCGACGGCAGTACCAGTGAGTACAGATTGCTCTGTAACCTTGTGTCTAATATACACTTGTTTCTTCTCTTTGTCAATACGTCTGAGGAAAGCATACCAAATAATTTGCGTAAAGTATGCAAATGGGTTGCTAGATTTCTGTGGATCAAAGTTCTTTAGTGCTTGAATAGCATTCTCTAAGCCATCACTAATCATCTCTTCTTTGTATGTGTAGCCTGAGAAGTTAGGTTTAGTTGCTAGACGATTTGATATCTGATAGATGCACTCACCGATGTAATTCGGTATCTGAGGGTTCGGTTCTCCCGATTCCTCTGCATCTTTACATTGTTGTTTGTAGTCAATGATAGCCTGTAAAAACTCAGGGTTATTGACGTAATTTCTCTTTGCTCTTGCCATAGGTCACCTCACTTGGTATATATTGTTGTTAATATAACATATTATAGGGAACTTGTCAAGTATTATTTTTCTTTTCGGTTTGCCCTTGACAGGTTGATTCTTTTGGTGTATAATAATATTAATGCTTTTATGAATTAATCTAATGTTTAGTTGATGATCTTGATTCAAGTAATGTTTCATACATCTCTTCTAAGTCTGAGGCATAATCATCATCTGTAAGTATGTCAGGCTCATCATATGAAGCACTTATTCTAGCTTTGAAGTCTTCGTAGTACGAGACTGCTTTGTTGTTTGCGGATTGCACGTAGTATATATCTTCTTTATATAAGACAACGGAGTTCTCCTCGGAGAGGAGTAACCAAGACTTAGCGAACATTCCGTGTACTGGATCAATACTAATTTCTAAAGGGGAGTCTATCATAACGAACTCTTCTTCGTCATGCTCTATGATACCCACTAGGTCTTTACCTGTCTTCAACTTAATAGTTACGTAATTCGGCATAATTATCCCTTAATGTCTACGTTATAGATTTTGAAGTCAAAACCCTGATCACTGTATATCTTTACTCTTTCCTTAAAATGTCTTACTGCGAAATTTTCTTTTGTTTTCCATTGAAGATCGTCTACTATGTCATATAGCGTTGCTTTATCTTTTCCGTTACCTTTTCTGAGAACTCTACCAATCGACTGGAGATTTCGTATGCGAGATTTAGAAGGACTAGCGAAGATAATATTGTCAAGACGCTTAATGTTAACACCAGTAGAAAAGGTACCATAGCTAGCCAGTATGATATTATCTGAAGTAGATTCGGCAATGCCTCGTACTGCTTCTCTATCTTCTGCTCCAACTCCTCCATGAATGAAATGTACGACTTTTCCATCTTTCTCAAGGAGCGGGTGCAAAACTCTGCCATGCTTGTCAACGTATTGAAATAGTATAAGCGTGTTGCCTTCAAGAGACCACGCAAGGTTTCTAATAAATTTGTTACGTGCTTCATTTCGAACAATCCAGTCAATTTCTTCTTGATAACTCTTATTCTTATTTATCTGTCTCGTTTCTGGTGGATATCCTAGAATAAGTGCTTTGATGCCGAACTCTGCTAGAGTGCCGTCATCGATTAGTTTTTTAGTTTCAGTTACTTCTTTAGTTGGACCAAACAGTCCCTCTAGTACTAACTTGTGTGTCTGTGATTCATCTAATGTACCAGTGAAGCCATATCTATACTTGACATGCGGTGTCTTCTCTAGTACTTTAGTTAGTGACTTAGCTTTAAACAAGTGTGCTTCGTCACCGATTACAACATCAAACTTCTCGTACCAATCTTTCTTTAACTTGTAGATAGATTGCCACGTTGTTACAGTATAGTCTGCGTCTACGTTCTTGTCAACCCCACCCATAATCTTGTGAATGTCTAGCGGTCTGTTCTTGTTATATTCTACAAAGTCAGATGACATTTGAGATACAAGTGATGTTGTTGGTACAACGATCAGAACTTTACGACCTTGCTCTACATGATGGCGAGACAGTAAGTATATAATGAAAGACTTACCTGATGCTGTCGGTGATAGAAACAATGATCTGTTATTATATAGTGCGTGTGCTACAGCATCATTCTGATAGTCTCTAGGTTCAAATGCACTATCAAAGTCTTTTGCTAAGTCATAGCCAGCATTCTCATAGTATTTTGTTTCTGGTAAGAGTGAACTATCTACTTCGACTTCATAGTCTCTATCATTACAGAACTTAATAATGTAAGGAAGCAGACCAGCATAGATCATGCCAGTCATTGTATTCATAAGTCTAATCTTGCCGTCCCATACTCTATTCTTGTATGCGGGCATGAACTTATAACCAGGCACGTAGAATTCAAAGTAACCGCTCATCTCCATCTTTACAGATGCTTCAGCATTTACTCTGACATGTACATTATCAATCTTTTCTACGTGAACTTGTTCCATACTATATTACATCGCTCCAGTTCTAAATCGTTCCCAGTCAACAATAGTCTTTAACTGGAACCCTCTATTACTTATCATCTTAATAATTGCTTCTAAATAGTTCACCTTCTCTTCAATCATACCGACTTTTAGTGACAGATTAATCATATCTTGATCTGCATCAATGTATGTACTGATATCTGTTCGTAGTATCTTTAGAGGTTGTGGTTCCCATCCATACTGTTGTAGCTCAGTTATATCTAACTCGCCACGATAGTATTGTTCTTTAAGCAACTTCAATTGCTTATACTTAGCACGTAACTGCTTGAGTTTCATGCCTTCTTCCATGTAGACACGGAAGTATTTGTTATGTAGTTTGGGAATGTTTGCACTCTCGCCAGACACATTCGTCTGATCGATCTCGCTGTCTTTTGCCCACATTTCATATATCTCTTCGATCTTCATTCACTTCTCCATAAAATAACCATGTTGTATTATAGCAGGTTTCGCTATAAAGTCAAGTACTAATTTACAATTCTAAAATCGTAAGATGTATATCTGAAAGTCATATCAACAACTGGTGGTGTAACGTCTGTCTGATTTGTTGCTAGTGCGATACTACCAACGGACACGGGAAACATGTCTTTGAATGTAACTTCTACATTCGGGTTCTTCTTACTACTTAGTACAGTCAAAGTACCGTCTGAATAGATACCATCGCCGCCTGCACCGATTAGATTTGCGTATTGCTCAAACCCTTCTGGTTTAGTCAAAGAGATTAACCAACGCCATGTCTCTAAGTAAGATGATAAATCTTCGTCTACTAATACTGAGAGTGTAAGATCACCGAACTCTACTTTATCAGCAGGTAAGTAAAGTGTCTTAAAAGGTGTTGCTCTTTCTACAGGCGAAGAAGAGATATCGGGTAATGTGATACCCTGCACAAAGAACTCTACGTGAGGCAAACGACTCATCGTAAAGCGAAACTCATTAGGATTGAGAAAGTTTTGTAATTGGCTCATTTTGTCCTCACTTAATCTACAATACTATTTATAGTCAAAAAAAAGGGCGCTCCGAAGAACGCCCTAATCTGTTCAGTTCACTGACTTCCCGTCAGTTCTGACTTCTTATTATAGAAGGTTGGTGATGATAGAGCGTCTGTAGTAAACGTTTGCGTTTGCTGTCAGAGCGCCTGTACCCGCCGCCGCACCTGGTGCAAATGGATTTGCAACCATGCCGTAACGAGTTTTGAATCCTAGCTTCGACTGGAAGCTATTCTCACCAACTGCACGTACCATTTGTAGCGGTACATATGGGCAGTAGAAGATACCAGCGTCAAATGCGCTAGAACCTTTATAACCTACTACCATGTACTGTGCGCCAGCATATGGATCTACGTACACACGGAAGCGACCGTTAAGTACACCTACGAAAGTGTTACCAGTATCATCTGGGTTCAAGTTGTTGCTGTTCAGAGCAGGAGTGTAATCTAGTACACCAGCCATTTGAAGTGCAGATGCTACATCAGATGAACATAGGATGATGTTACCCTTGCCTCTACGTGTAGTTTTTGCAATCGCATTAGCTTCTTTTTCGATCTGGAACATCAAGCCTTTGAACTTCTCTACTGACCAACGACCGTTAGCATCAACATCTAAGTTGAAAGTACCTGCGGATGCTGTATCGGCAGAACCGGCTACTGCTGAGTTGTACACTGTACGAATTACTTCACGGTTGATTTCTGCAAGCAGTTCAGCCGATAGCATGTTCGCTAGTTCTGTTTCAGCGTCAAGACCGTGAATTGCTTTCAAGTCTTGTGCTAGTTCAGTTGTGTACTCTGCTTTCAACGCACGTGATTGCGCAGTAACAGACACTTTGTCGATTTGGAAAGACATCTCGCCAAAATCGCCACCACCTGTAGAACCAAGTTGTTCTGCGGCGGCAGTTCCCATACCAGTACCAGTTGTTACTGATGCTTGACCTGGAGCGTTTGAAGAGTGCGTACCAGCACCTGAGAAGTCTGTGTCAGCTTCGTTGTAGAAAGCTTCAGTCTTAACAGAGTTGTTTGCACCATCAACGTAGTTTGAACGCATTGCGAAGATCAGTCCTGTTGGACCAGTCATTGGCTGAACGCCAGCAATATCGTATGCAACTAGGTTAGGCATCGCACGACGGACTAGGGAAATAAGTACCGGATCGTAAGATTGCATTTCGCCTGTGTGGTTAACCGGTCCTACTTCTGCTTCTGACAAAAGTGATTGCGGTGAATATGAGTTACCCTCTTTGAGAGCAGTCTCGGTGTTTTCTAGCAAAGTAGCCGTTACAGCACTACGATGCTTGTCTGAAATTGGGTTAAGTGCTTCATGCTCAAGCACTGGGCCCCACTTTTTCATTAGTTCTTCGTTTCTCATCTGAATTCTCCTTTTGAGATTTTATCTTTTAGTATTTATAAAAAACTTATTTTGCAAGACGACCAATGCTATCGGCGTATAATGCGATGGCAGGATCAATAGCTGGCTTAGATGCCTCTTCCTCAACTTCTTCTTCAAGAAGTTCTGTCTCATCTGCAACTGGTGCAATTGATTCAGTGAAATAGTTATCTTTGATAGCTTCTAGTTTAACAGAGTAATCTTCTACTGTTTCAAAAGATACTCCTTCTGCTAGAACACCAAGCTTTTCAACCTGAGTATCTGTAAGACCCTCAGAGATAGTTTTGAATGCATCTGCTAACTCTAGTTGCTTTTTATCTTCTTTAAGCGCCATAACTTCTTCTACAACTTCGTTGTATTTAGTAGTTGACTCTTCAAGCTTTTCTTCCATCTCTGCTACAGCATCACGCTGTACATCATCGATTGAAAGGTTATGCTCTACAACCAGACCTTTTAGGCTATCTAGTAGGGACTCTGCAACTTCTACTTTGATGTTAGATTCCACTGCAACAGAATTTTCATCCATCCAGTTTTCAATAACGTAATCAAGGTAGGAGTCTACTTTCTCTACCAAATCTTCTACGGAAGCTTCGACTTGTTCAGCTAGATCCGCTTCAAACTTCTCTTCTAATGCCGCTTTTTGTACCAGCACTTTTTCGTGTACAGCCGCTTCAAAGACTGCTACGGTTTTTGTCTTAAATTCTTCTGAAAGCTCTTGACCTTCGAAAAGACCAGCAAAAGCTTCTTTAAGTCCAGTGTCATTAGTTCCTTTAGATGGACCGTCATCTTTGACTGTATCCGCTTTAGGATCTACTGATTGGTTTTTATCAGCTTTACGATTTTTACCCTTCGCCGCTCCGCCAGCTGGTGTTACAGGATCTGCACTTTCAGAATCCTCTCCAGTTGCCTTAGCTTCGTCAAGTTCCAAATCTAGCTTGTTTTCTAGTTCTTCACTCATTTGACTTCTCCTTTAACAAGTAATATTGTTCTCTATATTTATAATAATCATGTTTTCGACAGTGATTTGATAAACTTTTCAAAGATTACGGCTGCCTGCTCTTCCAACTTACGAGGATCGACTTTCGCAATTTCTTTAATCTCTTCTTCTATACGATCAAAAGCGTTAGCTGTTGTCCATGTAGAAGACGCAACATCATAGACCCAATCAACACCTTCCATTACACCCTTAACGAATGCATCTGGTGCAGAGGGATCAGCTACGATATCTCCTGCTGTAGCAAGCATGAAATCGTTTTGGACTTCCATGATACCTTGCTTGTTCTTTTTGATAGAACCCATACCACGAGACGAAATGCCTAAATTAGCACCCTCATCGATTAGGCTCTTCACGATTTTACCCATAGGCGTTTCCATAATTTTGGCACGCCCGATTACATTAGACCCGTCTTCTTTTAGTTCTGTGAACATGTGAGAGACACGATCCAAATTGATAGTTGGTCCAGCTGGGTGACCAAGTTCTCCGTAAGCACGTTTCGCTTCAACGTAGTTTTTGTTGTAGCGATTCATCTCACGTATTAATGTTTCTTTAGGGTAGACACGACCATTACGATTCTGTATGTCACCTTGCATGATAATACCTTCGATAAAGTAGTTCTTACCTTTAGTATTACCCTCTTCATCCAGGATGTCTTCTGAGATGTATTGTACGTCTTCAACGATTTCTTTAATTAGTAGTGACATTATTTCTTCGCCTTACTGAAAGCGAAGTCAACCATTTTCATGAACATGTTTTCGTTCTTGCCAATAGCGTCAGCAAACTTCTTTTGATTAGAGCCGTTTAACGCATCATGTACTTGTACTAATGCGCTTGCTGTGAACATGTCAATGCGTGGTTGAGTGCCATCGCCGAGTTTAATTCTTTTGTTTTGTTTAGTCTTGACAATCTTACGTAGATCATCAATAACTGCTTCGCTCAGATTGCTTTCGGATACACTCTGCTCTTCCATGTCGCACTCATGCTCTTCACCTTTTTTATATGTAGCACCGCACTCTTCACATTCAATAGAACGCTCTTCATACACTGCTTCATCGTCATCACGATCTGCAACACGTTTTTTCTTTTTAGTCTTTGCTATAAACTGATCATCTTTA